TATTCCCATTGTCATTCGCACCAAGGAACAGATGGAAGCTCTCGCATCTTCTCTTGTGGAGATGCAAACTCAACGCGTAATGTTTATGAAAATGGTGGAGGACGCGGAAGGTGGGTATGCAGACCCTATCCTTTCCGGGGAATTTGACAGACTCATGAAGATGATGAAGACTAAGTCCGATATGGAACAGGAAGGATTCTCGCTTACTGTTACTGCCAAGCAGCAAGGTAGTATGTCACGGCTGGACAGACTCTTCGGAGATATGACTACGCAGAATTTTAATGCTCTGCCTGCTGCCGTTTCCTCAGAAGATGCAGCTACTCAATTGGGTATTATTGATGCCGAATTTATTGAACTTCCCTATGATAGAAATTAAGGATATGAAGGATTACCTGAGCGACAGTAGTAACTACTACAGAGACTATTTGATAGAACTAGGTCTCGAAGATACTGAATTGGGTGATGAGCTTAATTTTAAGTCCTGTCATTCGTGCTTTGGAACTGGCATGGATAAGTATGAGGATGCTGACTGTCTGACTTGTTGGGGAGATGGAGTAGTAGATGGAAGTTTTTGATGAGATGGTGGATGATCTTCGTAATGGGGAGACTATTATCGCTCAATATGATTCCGGATTAGAGCTCCTTATTAACTACGAATCCCTCACGCTTAGGGATGACGACATGGAACTGGTAATTACCGAACACGCTCCATTGGAAATGCTGAGAGCATTCCTTGAGATTTATATAACTGCTAGGGAAAATCCTCTAAAAATTAATTATGATGATTTGCTGAGTGGAAATTCTTAAATAATTAACACAAAAAGGCTAGTAGAAATCTGATAGAAATTATCAGAATCTACTAGCCTTTTTACTTAGTCGTTCCAACCCCAATAAACTTCATTTACAGTTCCAAAAGGATCTCGCTGTGTGAACTCTCGGATTATCTCCGCCTCTATCAATATATCCTTGATCTCTTCATAATCCTCAACTGTCCAGAGGAGTACGAAAGACCTATAGGGAATCTTGTCCCGGAAGTGCTCCGCCACTGTCAGCGTTGCTGCGAATTTCTGAATATCGTACATTTCCGTTATTTCTCCTATTTCCTATAAATCGGACATAACGCCCATACCCTAATATTTCGTGACAACTATTTTTGGGCAGGGTTGGTACGATGCTAGGTTGCTCCGGAAGTAAAGCCGCCGGGCCGGTAACATGTCGCTAAGTTCCAACGTGCTGACTCTATCAAGCCGTGCCGGTGGAGTCAACATTTAGTCTTGAGGATCTCTCTGCCTCTCTCGACAGCTCCACTGTACCGCATGTGAGCACGTGTCCCCTAGAGGGGCTGTACGGGGGCTCTCAGAGCGTTGCAGCCCGTAAGTGAGGCAGACACCCACACCCTACAGCACAAGCCGTTCTAGGGCCCGTAGAGGGCTTTTGGGGTCAGGGCTTGACAGCTTCCTAGGGCCTCTGTAGTGTCTGTCCTATCGCCGCTACAGGGGCGGTGAACAACCGAATAGGAGTCACATGGAGCACTGCGACGTGTGTGAGAACAAGTCTGAGGGCTATCGTTGTCCCGCCTGTGGTTTGACGGGTCCTGAAATTTGGGAGCGAAAGCGGCAGGCTGAGACAGGGCAATATCCTCTGTTCTAGTAGGTAGCATGGCTCAGAGCCCGAAAGGGATGAACGCAAGGGGAAGAAATACGTATGGATTACATCATGGACGTTGTGGCATACAACAAGGTTCCATTCCGTGTAGTGTACGGTGTGCGTAATGGTCTAAGTGGTGAGCCTCTGACGGATTACCCTGTGGTGTCGTTCTACGATCGACGCTATGATTTCACTGAGCACGGACAGTTCGTCTCGGATTATCACCCCACAACTCTTATTGATCGGGACATCTCGTATGGCCTGAATCTCTATGGTAGGGTGGAGAACTGGTCAGTGGATCGCGGTACGATGGTAACCGTTCTCGATTGGTTGGAAACTCTGTTGGAACGAGTTTAGTGAATTGGCATTCCATTAGGCTTAACCTCCTAATGGTTTGCGAGTTTCCTAAATCAGGGAAATAGATTGTGAGGCATCATGGGTATTTCTGAGACTTCCGTGCACCTTCCGGACCATTCGCTCAACAACCTTGACGCAATCATTCGTCAGGAAGGCGGGCATTTCTTTTCTCCCTCCTCCATGAAGTTTTTCCACTCCAGGGTTTCCTACCGTGTGTATCCCACATACGGTCACCAGGGTACCTACTTCGTGACAAGTGAGAGGCAGGAATTCCTTCCGGAATATCCCCGCCTTTACACTGTTCGTAGGGCCTATTGGGTCTACAAGAACGGGCGTAAGAAGCTGGTAACAGAGACCATCGGAGAATTCCAGCAGTACGGAACCGCAGAAACTGCACACAAGTACGCCAAGCAATTTGCTGCGAAGTACAAGCATCCCATGATAGAGTTGCTTCGTACTGCCGGTGAGGATGACTGATCAGAGCGCTTATATCATCTCCCCGAGAAATCGGGGCGGTGGTATTGGCTAGCTGATTGGCTAGTTACACAGTTGAAAGGTTATATATGAAGGTCACTTATCCCAATGAGGTTCCCTCTGGTATTCGTTACGGCGATGAGGTAACCTATCAGGGTACTACCTTTATCGCGCATTCCGATGCTGAACTTGATCAGTTCGGGGATTGGAATATCCGCACGGATAAGGGATGGAAGTCCTTTTCCCCGAATGAGCGTGTTACTATCTCCTACGTAGAGGATTGCGACTACAGGGATACCTATGCCTAGAGAATCCGACGCGTCTGCAACGATTTTTGCCATTCTAGCTGTTCTGGGCGTACCTATAGGTCTTATGCTTCTTTTGGCGATTCCGCTACAGATGTCAGAGGACAATTTTACGAACAAGTGCGTCAAGCTCGGAGGTTCGCCCTACCAGGACTATACGGTATGCTTGAGTGACAAGGATTTTAGCGTTATATCTATCCACTAATAGCGAAAGCCCCCATTACCTTTGTGGTGGGGGCTTTGTGCTGCGTTGTCGGTTGACATGTTCGTGCTACAGAAAAGCTCTGTACGGCTCTCTAACAAGATCCATAGCGAGCCTGGTCTATCAGTCCACCCGGGGTACGGGAGGCTGCTAGAGGGGCACCACAGAGTCTCTAAGACCCATGCTTGGTGCCTTGGCCGAACTCATGAACCGCGATGGCACGACGTTGAGCCTCTGCCATCTCTTTGGACTGGGGATGCTTGCTGAAAGCCTTGTCCCCGTGCTTTACTTTGTATCCGCCTTCAACTTTGGCGATCTTGTATGGCATGACTTACTCGCTTTCGTGAGAGGATGCCCCGGTAAGAGGCAGAGAAGGGGCTCTGGAAGCCGTTACAACCGGAAGGGATGGTGCGGGCTCACCAAGGGTCGTAGGGGTCGCTAGAGCCCCGTTTATGGCCAGTGAGACGAGAGCTGTCGTCCCGATGGTCAGTAGAGACTGTGTCCATAAATGGGGGTCTCTCAGGTGGTGTCGTAGGGAAGGTGTCACTGTGGTTTCTCCAATGCAAAAAGAAAAGACCTACTAATCCTGAATTCTACCGGATTAGTAGGTCTTTTCGTAATTCGCTATATGCTTAGCGCTGACTCTCGTCGGTGTAAAGGAGATGATCCCCCTTGTAACACTTATTGGTATCAGCTATTGCTGCCGTGCCTCCCGCTATATTGCATTGTCTGACAAAAGTTTCATCTTCATTGTGACTGTACCAGGTCCCCAAGCTAACGAGACCCAGGAATGTTGCCAAGAATAGCGCCATGATAAAGGCCGTCGTTCTCTCCACTATTCTACCTTCCTAGTAAACCATAGAGACTTCCCGAGTTTCCCCGGGAAATCCCTAAAGCTTACTAGAACGGAGCGACCAGACCGGTCTCAGGGTCAATCTCCCGAGGCTTGTCCTCAACCTTGGTAGTCTCCGCCACCTTGACTTCCTCCTCCTTGTACGCCTTGTGCTGCTCGATGCACTTGGCGTACCAGTGCTTGCGAGCCGGGAGGGTGCTAGCAGTGTAGGCAAGTTCCCAGAAATTCGGGTTGACACCCTTCGGGGGCTCGGGGATACTCCCCGGCTCAGGCAGAACCATGTGACCCGTGACGTTGTCCTTGTCGTACGGGACAAAGTGAGTCTCGGGGGTTGTATTCTCCCACCCACCGGTACGGATAACGGTCGTCTCCATGTTCTCTCCCTCGTTGTCCTGCGTCAGGTTCTGCATGCTGTCCTCAGAGAGTACACGCTCACCCTGTGAGGCGTCAAGCTCTCGACGCTCCGTGCTTCCCTCCGAGACAGGAACAGTGACGTTCTTACCATCCTTGCCTTGTACAGGCTTCACAGCCTTGCGCACAGTCTTACCAGTCGCCTTAGCGTACACATCCGGGGCGGTGGTAGGAGTCACACCCTCTACCGTGATCCACGCGTGGAAGATACCCCCAATGGACTCGTACTGAGTGATCTTAAGATCTTCCAGCGAATCCAGCAGCGTCACAACCTCATGATTAGGGATATCCAGCTCTGCCGCAATGTTGTCGATGCTGAGTGGGGAATCCTCGCTAGCGTTGTACTCTGCCAGCGTTACCAGCGCGTCAAGCGCGGTGGTGGGGTCGGTGTCAACGCTCATGTTGCGTGCAGCCATTGTACTGCCTTTCGTTTCGGATTCCTAGTCTAGGAACCTCACACCCACTAGGTTACCTAGAACCTAGAGGATGTCAAGTCACTAGCGCTTCTTAGTGTCCTTTATAAAGGACGCAACAATCAGGAAGATTGGCCAGAGTGCTCCAATCGGAATGGAAATCAGAAAAGCGGAACCCTGAGAGAATCCGTCCTTTTGGAGAAGTCCCTTGACGTATTTTCCGGTCATGAGGGCCGTGGTGGTGTACATACCGGCAATGAAGTGTAGGTCCAACATTATTAGCCTTTCTAGCGTGTCAGAAGATCGAGAAGTCGGGTGAGGAATTCGGGAATCCTACGATCGTCGTAGAAACAATCCCAAAGAGTTCCGTCAAGCTTTCGGGTCTCATCAGTGTAGAAGTAGTAAGCCGTATTGACAATGGCTTGCCCCTTTCTCTGACCCTCCCGCATTCGGGACTCAACCAACTTCCAAAAATCGTAGGAGAACAGATCTTCCATGATTCGTCCTGTCGATTAGGTGTCCAACGACCTATAGAGAACCCTAGTACTCTACGGGCCGTAAGTCAACTACTCGCGAATCTCACTGTCCTGCTCATCCTGCCACTCGTTGAGCCACATGGTACGCTCGATGCGCTTGAACCTACGCTTTTCAACCTTGTTGTAGGGGTCACAACACGTACAACCCTTACGCACTCCCGCGAGCGTTCCGAGCATTCCGCTAACCCTGCCAGCACCACGCTTCTGAAAACCGCAGTGCTTGAACGACAGAGCGCGCTTCTTACGGGCGTCGTACTTCCGGTCGATACTGAACACTTGTGATCCTTTCTAGGTGTCCACCCTCCCTCACAGGTCCATCTAAGCACTGTGAGGGAGAGAAGTCAACTAGAGAATACCACTCCAGAATAGAACTCCGACTACTGCCCCCACGAATATCAGCGGAAATAGTACGAAGATCAGGCAACAGCCCCGGGTGAGGAAGATAGCCAACGGCCCCTCATTTCCGAAACCATTTTCGAATGCCGAACCCATGCGGTAAAGCAAGGGTGCGTCCATCGTATTTTTACCACGCGCCCATTTAGGCATCGTAAAATCCCCTCTAGGTGTCCCGCACCATCTATCCAAGCATGGTGCAGGACAGAAGTCAACTAGCTGGACATGTCCTCAAGTGCAACAGTCTCGGCAACGTTGGCGTAGTCGCGCAGAGCACGGGCCACCGCGAGATTGATACCAACACCCTCGTTGTACACCTCACCCGGCATCCTCTTGGCGCTACCCGATCCCAGCACGCCACCAATAAGAGGACTGACAACGTGTGCCACAGTGGCGTTTCGGTCACTCATGACACGCACGACCAACTCAACGTCAACCATACCCGAATCCATCATATTTCTTTCTCCTTCAACTAGGGGACCACTCCCCCACACAGAGCAACCTATACCCTGTGTGGGGTGGAAGTCAACTAGCCCCGAAGGGCAGTCTTCATCATGATGGCACGGGGCTTAGTGTGCGCTCCCTGCGCCTTGTAAAGCGGCTGCACGGCCTTTGCAAGCTGTCCAGCAGCACGCTTGGTGAGCGGGATGCTGTAGCCGTACGCCACGCGCTCAGAGGGGCCGTTCTGTCCCTTGTACGGCACGACAACCACGTAGTCAGTGGTAGCCGGAAGGAGAGAGATAGCGGCAAGACGGGTAACGCGCATCATCTCGGGAGTGTACTTGTCCATGTCAGGTGCCTTTCTAGTTCTGAGTGCTGCGAAGAAGATCACCAGTGGTAACACCGGTCACGTACGCGTCGGTGTCGTACGCATCGGCAGGATTACTAGCCATGTCAGAAGAACCCGAGCTTACAGGGTAAGCACGTCCCGAAACGTGCTCGGGACGACTCTCGACATAAGCCCCTGCGTAGATGCTGCTTACGGGACTCAGACGGCCGGTGTACCCAACCTTACCGTACTTCCGCTCGTGTTCCATCCATGCCTGTGAACGGGTAGCGGGATCAATGATTCCCTCGGGCCGGTGACCCTTGATGGTTCGGATGATCCGGGTATCCGGGTTGATGGAGCGTCGACGCGCGTCCATCATCTTACGCGCCTTACGGGACAGAATCTCGAATGTGCGCCGGTCGTCATCGTCCATGTGGTCCATGAAATCCGGGCCGTACAGCTTGAGCATGCGGGCTGCGTAGTTCTTCAGTGCGGTTCGGGCGTCCATGTTGTTCCCTTTCGTTTGGTAGCCCTAGCTAACTATAGACACTCAGGGACCGTCAAGCCCCTGTGTGCCTAAAGCTGTCTAGAGAGTCTCGTACTCAGCCTCAATCACGTCCGCAATCTGCTGAAAGGTGAGAGACGATACGTCATTCAGGAATACAAGGGAGAGCTGCTCGCCGCCACGATCTCCGTCAGCGCTACTCATACCCGCCCAATCTACAACAGCGTCCGGAATAATACCAGTACGCATGTCATCCTCTGTACCGTACGCGACGTTACCGTACTTGTCAATCTTTCGAGAGATCACACCAGCCCCTACTGCCAGATCACAGAGGACACCGAGACAGCAAAATCCGGCGTGAAAACCGTGGTCATCAGCCGCCCTGTCTGCGGTAATCTCCAACGCTCCCTTAGTCTGCTGGTACTTCCCACTACGGAGAGCCTCAATCCACATATCCGCAATTTCCTTGTTCACGGTTCCTCCTACGCTGGTCTGACTGACTGGTGTTAGCCAATCATACCGGCCGCTCTGAGTCAAGCCCAGAGAGACCAGTAAAACTGTCCAACTTTTACATCTCTGACCAGTGCTTACGGATGACATTCGCAATGTATGCGAAGGACTCATCCCCATGGTCATTCAGTCCCATAATGGACTTTCCGGTACTGGGAACCTGAATGTCGGTACCATGCTGAAGTTCGGCCCACTCCATCACCTTGGGGCTAGGAGCAAACTTTTCCCCGTCGTAGCTAAAACCGGTGTGGTAACGGGTCTCGTACGCCTCACGCTCAATGATGCCAGCTTCCCATGCCAGATGAGCCAGGACACCGATAGCACAGAACTCATCGTCGCTGTGCAGAGCCCACATTCCCTGAGGATACTTACCGCTCTCCAGAGCGTCGGCCCAATCCATGGCAATCTGCCTGTTCATGATGTTCCCCTTTGTGATTGATAGAGCCAAAGCAACCTCCGGAATATCTTCCCGTTAGGGAAGCTTGACCGGCTGTCACTCAAGTACCACCAACCTACAGGTCCTTAACGTTCTTGTCAATGACATCTGCAAGATTGGCGAACGTCATTCCACCATCGTTCAGGGCAGACAACTCAAAGCCGTCGACCCATCCATTAGTGCTCTGCATACCGGCCCAATTCATAACGCTTCGGGGAAGAACGGAGATGCTGCTATCATCCTCATGACCATAGGCGTAGACGCCACGGTGCTCTGCCCCGGGAATCACCCCAGCACGTACAGCCATCTCACAGAGAACGCCCAGGCAGCAATACTCTCCATCCGCATTACGGAGATATCCCGTCCCCTGTATAAACTCCTCCGAGCGGAGAATGTTGGTCCACTGCGTAGCAATTTCCTGGTCCATTTGGTCTCCCTCATCGGGTGAATTACCTTCTGTAATTCAGCCAAAGCGACATTCGGAATATCTCACACACAATGAGAGCCTTACCGACTATCACTCAAGCGGAATTAAAGACACTGACAGATACTGCAATACTCATCTGTCTTAGTGCAGTTCTTTACGTGCCGCTCGATATCCTTCTGTTCGGCATTAAGAGCTTGCTCACAATCGCCGTCACAGAAGAAATCAGCGCAGTGCCAGCACTCCAGACCGAATGCATTGCGCTTGCCGATGGAAGTTCCGTACAGTGCTGTGCGTATTTCCTTGGCGCTAGCCATTGCGTATTCCTTAGAAAGTGATCTGGATACTATTACCAGATTCCTCAAGGCCGATTTCTCCGTAAGGCTTACAATCTGCGGTCATAGCGACCATGATAATGTGCTCATGGTTCAAGCCCCAAAATCCAGCGCCGTGCCCATTGGCTGTGAGGATGAAATTGTGGCCGAATTCCTCAGCGTCCATTTCCATCCACTGAATTGCAACCCAATAGTCAGTGACCATGGAATGCAGAGCCTCATGAAGAGACGCGGAATGAGAGACATGGTCCGTATTCCATCCGTGACTGTCAAACGACTTGTCACAGCCGGAGTAGGGTGCCGAGTTGCGCATATAGCAATCGTGGTGTGCGCCACAACCGCCGATCTCACTCCAAAGCAGAGTTTCCTCTGCCTTGTAGTAGGCATCCTGTACGAATCGGTCAATCTCAGGATTCGACACGAATTTATCCGATCTATTAGGTTTTCAAGGGGCTGTGCTTGTCAAGCGTCCGTTGCGTTGTCCCTCAGTCGGGTGGCTAACCGCTCTGCGTTGGCCTGACAAGAAGAACACTAGCTGGTCTGTGGTGCGGAGTCAACTAGTCGGGAAGATTATCCCTCAAGATCTTCTCAAGACGTCGTTCGCTCTCAAGATCCATGTCACTGCCTGATTCGGTCAGCACCATGGTCACACCACCGTACAGAGTCCACAGATCGTCCTCTGAGAGCCCCGTAAGGCTGTAGTGACCATCTTCCCCACGGACCACCTGTACGCCCGTTGTAGGGGCCGTTACAGGCTCTGTGATACAGGTGCATGACATACCGCGACAGCTCGCACAGAGACGTGACGGGTAGTCCCAAGGATGTACGTCCGAAGTCTTTACGGGCTTCCGGCCACAGACGCCACATACATGCGGTGAGAGATCGGCGTCTGACAGGGCATAGCATGCCCAGCACTCGGAGTAAGTCCTAGCAGCCATGGTCAGTTCTCCTCCTGGGATTCGTCGCAGATACAAAATCCGGGTACCTCAGCACAGTGACCACGCGGAGTCTCCCGAGCCCTAGAGGCACGGTCCAACAGCCTGCCTTGTGCACGTAGGTACAGACCCTGCCATGCCGGGTACATATCCTGATCAGGGAATTGCGGATTGGCAGTAGCGCACATGGCCATGATCATTCGTAGATCCTCATCCGTGAACTCGGCAGGACCATAGGCGGGACACGCGGGAACGTTCCGACACGCTATCAGCTTGACTACACGCTCCCCCATGCAACGACACTGACTCAGCACGTAGCCGTGCTGGCACTGAATACGCTCATGTGACATGATCAGTTCTCCCTTACATACTTGATAACGTCATTGTCGGTACTGACGATTTCCCGACCTGTGGGATTTTCCTTAGACCAATTCCGGGCGAAACTCTTATCCACCATCAGAAGATCACCCACGATACCTGCCAGACGGTTTCTGATAATACCTTCCCAATCCGCATTGTCCAGCGCGTCAGGGAAACCCTCCTCCCGCAAACCACGGCCCGTGTAGTAGAGCGCTTCCTCACCGAACAGCTTCAACACGGTAACCTGATGACCCTTGTACGTGGTGGCATCCACCACCTGTACCGCGTCACTGGGCAACTCGAAACTAATACGCATTACAATTCCTCAATGGACTTGATATCACTCGGGTGAGCGATGATTGTCAGGATGTAGACCCGAGAGTCAGGGTCAGGACTGTGGCGCCTCAAATCGTAGCAGGCTTCCGCGTACTCCCTCTCAGAGCATTTACCCTTGACGACCCTACCATCTGCCAGGGTGACGACAACCCTGACAGGGGAATCGTTATTGTCGGAATCGGGCAAGGGCTTTCTTCGGGATATTCTCACGTAATCCTCCTACGGGAATTGGCTGAGAATACCGGATATAAATATCACCTATTTATATCCGATATACAGAGTCAATTCTTGTCATTCTTTCTTGGCCAGAATGCTACCAGCATCATGGCCGCGACTGCGATAATCCACAGAATATGCCCAAGCATCACACATCACCCTTTCCGATGCGAAAACCCAGGTAGAACACGACTGCGCCCACAATAACGAGAACAATTCCCATATCAGTTCCTCACTTAGTCTTGCTACTCTTGAGAATGTAGAGCACAATCAGTGTTGCTGCCACGATCATGCAAATCTTAGCGATAACCATTTCTTTTACTCCTCTCTATGTCCTACTTATGCGCAGTCCACCACGCGGCCCGTATTCGATAATTCTGGCATATTCTATATTGAATGGGCATCCCTCATGCTCGAATTCCCGAGCATCTGCCCAATCCTCCGGTGTAAAGGGGTAGAGGCAGGCGTAAGCACTCTCACAGACATCTACAGCCCGTGCGTAGCGCTCAAGGGAATGCTTAGCCCACTCCAAGGATTCGTGACAAGTGAGCCGTCCTGTCAGCTCACCCGGGAATCCCTGATAGCTGTACATGATCCAGCGATTGCGCGTCTTCACTGTCTCTCCTACTGGGCTCTGTGCGCCCCTGTGAGCGCTTTTGATCATGTCCCTAGACTGACTGCCTAGGGTAGGGGCTCTCAAGCTCTCTGAGAGCCCCTATCGGGCTTCCCTAGTCCTGCTGCGTAGCCTTGCGCACCCGAGTAATAGCGGTGGTCTTATGTCCCTGCCATTCCTTGTGAGCCTTGACCGTGGCGGTGAAGCTCCACACGGTTCCTGTGTCCTCACCCAAGGTGTCACGGCTAGCGAACCACTCAAAGAGGTTCCCCGCTGCATCACGGAGCTTATACAGGGTCGTAACCCCGTAATCCCCGTCAATGTAGCGAATGCTTTCAATGGTAGCCGTGATCTCAATAGCAGACTTGATTTCACCCTGCCATTCCGAAACCGGCTTGTCCTCAACCTTACGGATAAGCGTCTTTTCCTGCCAGCGTGCCCAAGCCTGCGGGGCGGAGCACAGGAGACCGTAATTCCGGCTGGAAACCTTGTCGGCTCCAATGATGGACTTCAGGTTCAGCACGTATTCCGAGTCACCATTGAAATCATCCGACACGACCCATTGAGCAATCTCAATGGCCTTTGCGGGCATGGTCTCAGCATAGGCCCGAATGGTAGCGAGATCAGCCAAGTACTGGTAATCGGGATTACGGCCCGTCTTGGGCGGGTTAAGCACGTCACGCACCCGCTGAACGGTCGGGGTGTTGTCATAATCTCCGCTACGGACGAATCCCCACTTCTGAACACAGGCCCATGCGATAGAGAGCACAGTCTTGGTGGTGTAGTCGTACCCACCCGACCCATAGTGCTCCGCCATTTCCTCAACTTCACTGGTGAGCCTGTCAAGGCTCACGGGGAGCGCAGTCCAGCCCGTGAAATCCTTGATACAAGATGAACCAACCTGGATTTGCTCACGAGTGTCCAGGTTGAACATCACGTAAGTCTGCTTGCGGTATCGCGTAGTCTTGCAGTGGTCGCACCAACCCTCACGGATATCGGTACGGTCAATCGAGTGGATACCCGGATAGGTGCGCACGATGATTCCGGCATAGGGGTCGGAATCAATGGTGGCAATGAACTGCCATCCGGAAAGCTGAGGGGCAATACCGGAAATCTTCGTGGGGTAAACCACGTATTCCAGTTCAAGGCCAATGTCATTGGTACGGGTACGGGTTTCCTCGCGGTATTCAACGGTAAGACCACCCGGAATACCACGCTTGGCACAGCGGTTGTTAAGCTTCTCGATCTTCTCAAGCGTCGCGCTCAACTCCGTAGCCGTAAGGACGTACTCCCACGTCTCGTAAGGCTGAGGGGTGGTGCTGTTGACCGGTTCCGGCAGAGCGTAGACCTTACGCTCTGGCTTCACAGGAACGTAACCTGTGAGGCGGACACACGACTTGCAAAGACGAGAGTCAGACTCACCCACGGTCAACACGCGACCACACGCACTGATCAGCATACCGAAAGCGTTCGTGGTCTTGCTCACGTGCTGAACGGCGCCACCGTAGACCATACCGAGCTGCATCTGACTCCCTCTCCGTCGTGCTTACAGAGAGAACATTACGGGTTCCTGCTCTCCCTGTCCATAGCCTCTGACCTGCGATTATCAGGTCAGGATGCGCTCGCAGAGGCTGACAGGGGCAGGCTTGGGCTCTCCCAACTGTCGCCACGGGCGTAGCCACAGAGTCGGGCCGTCCACAGTGATCACTTCCCACTCACCAGACCAGGCCGTAACGCGAACCTTCTGCTTAGGGGCATAGGTGTGCTTTGCGGGATGGTTCATAACCGGGCGAACTCCATAGGTGAGGTAGATAGCCACAGCGAGACTCTCCGCTTCGTTCTCCGTGGCCACGACAGCCGAGACATTCAGACCGTTGTGGGAGTACTTCAAACCGATCATGGCCATATGCCTTTCTAAGAAGATCGTTTGGGGTGGGTGGCACAAGGGGGCTAGCCCATGCTGTTAGGCCGTTCTAGCCCCCTTGTAGGGCTTCCTAGCCGTAGGTCACGATACCGAATGCAGCCACTTGCATAACCTCGTCAGCCATACCAGCGTCGAAATCACATTCGTTCGGACCCTTGAAGATCCACGTCCGGCATTCCTGTATTACACTCTTGGAGAGGTAGAGAGTATTGCTGTAAGGCTCTCCCTCCTTAATACCAACCTTCACATTGGCAATCTTACGAATAGCCCGGATCACAGCCTCATGGTTGAGCACCACATGCGCGTCAAAGTCCTCCGGATATCCGGCAATACCTGTGTAGGACCAAGAGATCAGCGTTGCACCCTTCCATGCGCGGCCTAGGTGCATACGGTCCCACCACCCCCACGTGTCGAATCCCGACCCCATGAAATGTGTGTCAGTGTCCTGCGGAGTAGCTTTGGGAAAAGACATAACAGCCCCTCTAACAAGATCAAATGGTTGGTCTGGACTGTCTGTCCAACGGGTGGCCTAGAGTCGCTTATAGGCGCATCTAGACCCCCGCAAGGCATCAGTACAGATCAGAGCGTAGCAGCGATACGCTCATTGATAGCGTCAATCCAAGCAACTTCCAGAAGTGCGTATTCCTCACCCTCCGAATCCGCGTACAAGTCCTCATTGTTGAGATTGAAGCCGTAGAGATGCGCCTCATTGAGCGGGATTCCCAATACAACCATTCCCGTCGCGTAATCCCCGAAATACTGACCGACGATACAGCGATTCCCAAGGGACATATCCAGAATCTCAGAGTTGATGATCTCGAACCAACGCGGGTTGACCCTCTCATCCATGCGAGCCATACCCTTTGACACCATCGGCGTGTAGGCGTTCATAATGCCACTCCTAACAAGATCGAATAGCTAGGTTGGACTAGATGTCCACCACGGGTCTAGAAACCTCTCAGAGGGGCGCCTAGACCCATAGAAGCGCCTAGTACAGATCACTCACACGTGTAGTAGCCGTCGTAACAGTCGTAGCAGACGTGCTCGTACTTCTCTGCGACTGCGTTTGTGAGGGCCTGCCTACTAAGGAAATCGTCCTCCGCATCGTCAAGGGCGTAGCGCATGGATTCCTCAGAACTGACAGTCGTAACGTCCTTGAGACCCTCAGCCTTCGCACAAGAGACAAACTTCTTTACGAATCCAGGCTTGTCACCGATGACGCGAGCGTATTCGAATCGCTCACCAGTAGGCTTGCTGGCCATGATCTTGACGTAAGACTCTTGGGTACCGTTGCCAGACCGGGTGTTCATCTCCAACGCTTCCGTGTGGTCGTTCTCCAGTTCCGCAGCCTGCCAAGCATAGACCACACGCTGAATGGCATCCCAGACGCTCTCACCCTCACGCACGGTGTCCTCAAGCATGACCGGGCACCCGATGTGAACATACAGGGTGTTGGTCTCGCGGTAGTGCGAGGCACTGATGCTGTGTAGGTGACCCTGATACGGAACGGCCCATTGGTTGGGGGTGAGGCCCCTGTGTCCGGGCACGTTCGGGGTGAGGAAACTCGGGGCGTTGAGCTGATACACGGTCATGATCACTGCCTTTCGTTGACTCGCACTGCCATCCGGAACCTAGCACAGAGTCTAGGGTCCGAAAAGCGGTACGAGTCAGACTAGTTGGCCCACAGTCCGAACTCACCCCAGATGTTCCACTGGCTAAATCCGAGCGCGGACAGCGTCTTGGCGCACTGTTGCTGGTACGCGCCCATGTTCTCCCAGGTGAGAGCGCCCAAGTTGAACAGCGGGAACTTGACGGCTGCACCGAGAGCATTGACCGCGTAGCACTCGTACGCGTTCTCAGAGCCACGCATGTAGACGTCGGCGATGGTGCCGTAGGTGATGCTCATGATGATCAATTCCCTCTCCGTTGATCCAACGAGACACATCAAAGCACACCCTGATGTATCCCGCAAGTCCAAGGGCTAGGTTAGTCTGCGCAGTCAACAGTCATGGCATAGACCGCATTCTCCAGGTCCACGTACTCCGCAGTCAACCAAGCGTTGGAGTCCTTGGCCATCATGGCATTCATCACTCCGTGAGCCACCTTGACCATAGCGGCTCGCTGCATGGGGGTGAACTCGACAATGACGGTTTGGGGCAGCGTAGCGGTGGCGAGCATGGTTACTCCCTGGATCGTGCTTGCTTCCTGCTGACAGTGAGAACACTACTTCTTCCGCCAGAGCTGTCAAGCCCTCTAGGTCAACTCCCCTAGCCCAGAGCTGTTAGCCCAGAGGGCTCTATACGTATAGGGCATTACATAATTAGGGATATCAATAGTTCTTTATTCTTTTACTTCTCTTTAAAGACTCTATAGCGCGTACTTACGCCTATATATGCGTAATCGGGCGCGCGCACGCGATACCATACGACACAGTCAACTGTCAACTCTGCTTCGTAGGCTGTCAGAAGCCCTACAGGGGCCCTAGAACGCTCTCCCAGACGTACCCCTAGGCAACCACCCCACCGCACCCCTGATAGGGCCGTAGAGACGATTGTTACTCTCCGTTGAGGACTAGACCACTAGACCAATCCCATCACCATACGTCTAGACCACTAGTGGTATGCCTTCTGACCTGCGATGGTTGCCCTACGGGGAATTTTGGGCCGCCGGAGGCAGGGAGAAATGTCCGTATTAAGTAGAAACCATTAGATATAGGACTACACATACAGAGAGATACAAGACCAAGACTCTTGACACCAGCAGGCTCCTATGGATCAGAATACAGAGGGAATACAATTACTTGGCTATATAACGAAAGAGCTGTAGGCCCTCTCTACTGGCCTATGTCTGTCCCATGAGGCTAGGACTCATCCACTGGCTCAGAGAGCTCTACAGGTGCCCTGTAGCCCCCAGAGGGGGCATGACTGTGGGTACGTCACCGTGCCCTACACCAGCGTAGCCAGAGAGCACCAACTAGGTTGAATTCATATATCATCAAATACCGGGGCATGAATCCCCTCATTCACCTATTCCATTACTGTAGTATCCCATTCAAAGCCCATTTAGGGGCCTATAACAGTAAATCTTATTGTCCAGTGCTATACCTGTATAGGAGTCAGAGGGTATCAAACAGTAAGATTTACTGTTTGAGCTCTGAATGCACTCCCATATGGTCCTGAATGCCCCTATTCAGCCCTAATTCGCACATTCAAAGGCTATCATGCCTATACGCCTTGCATTCTAATGTGCCCGACTTAGCTTGAGTGCCTTGTATTCAAAGGTGAATGGGGTGAATAGCCTTTGAATGGGCATTTAATAGGCTGTACAATTGCACCCCTACCTTTAAAAGTTCGTGAGGAGAGGATGGGTGTCCTAGTAATTTTCGTATGATTACAGGCTCTAGGCTATACAGTATCTGGTCAAAGGATACAGTGTCCTAGTTTATACGTAAAATAAAGAAGACCCTTACCTGGTTAGAGGTAAGGGTCTTTCTTAGTCTTCTATAGTCTTGGATAAGTCCAGTTAATTTTATGTACTCCCGCTAATTCTCCCTCGGTTTCATACCATACAGTGAGATCCTGGAACTGCTGAAGTTCTTCTATAAGATCTTCTATGTAACAATAGTTCCATCCTATCCATACCATTGATCCACTTGGAAATTTTCCTCCGCCAAATAGGCTTCCTTCGTTTCCGTAGGTTGATTCCAGTACTGGAAACCGCTCTCCTTCTTCGTAATAATCCCCATGGTGACGCTTGGTAAGAAACTCATTGACTTCATCCGGGAATCTACTACATGGGCTGATAATAATAACTGTTGTTACGTGGCTCATTTCTTCCTTTGCAGTAGTGAGGATCATATGCCCCGCCCGGTTTCCCACAATTTGAGCATTCTTCAAAGAAATTATTCCTGGTCTTTAATACTATGATCACTTCTCTACTGTTCTTATAAGTAATCGTATATTCAATGATCTCCTTTAGGTCGATAGAGTCTATATGATTATGAAGATTTTTTACGGTCATTAGTGTCCTCCTAGAAGCTGCGCTGATGTGTAACCGCTACCTTGGATTGGCACCTTTCTCTTCTTTCCGGAATACCAAGGAAGAGCTAGTCCATCGTTCTCTTCTCTTGGTACTATATGTAGGTGTAGATGGAATACTGATTGGGTTGCCGCTTTTCCCTTTGAGGTGATGATATTATAATCCTTTTCCGGATTTGTCAGTTGTATATGTAGAGCAGCATCGCCCATGGTCTGCCCGGATATCTCCCAGTCTTCCGCGAAATCTTCTACATGTTCCTTGGATATTACCAGTAGGTGTCCTTCTACTACCGGATCTAGTGGAACGATTACTAGTGATGTTCCGTAGTCCGCGACTATCGTTGCCTGGGCATTACCCTTTATAATTTCGCAGAATATACAATCGCTCATTTCAGATGATCCGCCTTGTCTAATTCTCGAAGAACTGTAGATACCATGGCGTCGAAGAATAGTCCATATATACAGGTAGTGGCGCAGCCGCAGGTTCTGCAACAGTAGTGGGTTTCACTGTGTCTGGGATGGCCCAATAATTCTGCCCATTCGTATATATCTTTTCCGAAGATTTCCAGTTCGTCATCGTTCGGCCATATCTTCATTTTTGTCAGTGGAAGATTGTCGTAGATATCGTCTCGGTATTCTTCTTCCATTAATTATTCCTCTTCTCCTAGAAATCTCCAGTACTGCTCTTCCTTGGATATACGGATAACCAGATCTCCGTTTTCTTCTATTGTTAGGTTAAAATCGCTAAGGTTGTTATATCCATGGAGTGCTTCGATAATATCGTCTAGTCTAATACTTACTTCGTTTTCACAATTAGTTTTTACGGTAGGTTTCATTTATAGTAGTCCTCTAATTCTTCTGGTAGTAGTTCATTCTTATATCTTTCTATCCAACGCTTGGCTGTTCTATGCCCGAAGTATTGGAATTCCTGTGGAATCTTTCCGTCTACTGGTGGATATTTAACCGGATTCCCCCATTGTTCCAATGGTGTTAAGCCTTCGTAGCAGCAACAGTAGTTTCCTCCCCCGGAATATCCGTCTTCTCTCTCACTCATACACCCGCTACAGCAATAACCTTCGTGGTAGGCATCCATATCTCCTGTATAAGCATTCTTATGAATTCTCAGAGATTTGGTCTCCTCTTTCCATAGATAGGATGCTAGAGCGTTTCTCTGCTTTTCCTCGGCTATTCTCTTATCTTCTGGCTTGGTTTGAAGTTCTCCCCAGTCTCTATTCTTTAACTTTGATATACCATCGAAAAACTCTAGATTACTATTCTCTTCCATTTAGTTCTCTCTTCCATCCAGTCGTACTTCTCGGCATACTTCATTCTGGCAGGAACATTCGATTCCGCCTTCCAATCTTTCGTTACACCATAGATGGATTCCCCTCTTACAGGGTTCGCAGATTTTATAGGCCATCTAGGTCAGCCTCATAATCCAGCGGAATCTTCTACGGACTCCCTTACACTTTTTGTCAGCGCATGTACATTTCACAGGATTTCTGGCAATTTCCACACAATGTATATGTCCGCCCGCTGCGCAGTATTCGCATAATTCCTTATTTCCCATAAGATCTCCTTTAATAAGTAAAACCCCCGCCTCTTGCGAGACGGAGGGATTTCAGCTCTTATTGGCCCAGCTGGTGATAAAACTCTCATCGCGGTGGGACTTCTGGATTACTCCTTCGGAATCCAGTGCCAACCACTGACCATCTCGGTTGGTTACCGTATACTTACCGACCTTGTAACTCTTCTTGGGAAAGTCAGGGTTGCCGTTCAGATAGTTTGCGCGACTGCTCATATTATTCTCCTTCTTGATATTAACCTTATTAGCGAAAGTCTATCGTATGACCTTGTAGTGCACAGTAGCAAATCTTATTCTTGGTACCGATGAGTTTATTTTGGCACCTGTCGTGACGATTGTCCATACATGGGGAGCAGGAAACCTTCTGGTAGCCTCCTACAATCTTGGATCTTCCCTTTACCATAGCCTTACCACCCTACACTCCGCTTCACAGGTCCGTCAAGAGCCGATAGATACTCCCCAAGGATCTTGTTCCACTTGGAGTCTTCCAGGGCGTTATGGTTTCCGCCAGTCTGAACAGGATACCTAGGATTACCGAGTCTATGCAATTCCTGGCGTAGATCATTGGTCCACATAGGCATTCCTTCTGGAAGATCCAGCATCCTGCCGAAAATCTGGCTCAGCGCAACATGATCATACGCCGCATACCATGCCCAAAATTCTGGAGTACCCTTTTCAAGGCAGAATTTCTTTAGCTCCTTGGCAATGACTTCTCTTGGCTTTACCGCGTCGATATCCGGATGATTCATATTCCAGTTAATCGGCCAGATAGTATCGTCGGAGGAATACTCTACAGGTAGGGAATTCATTACATTCTTACGGAGCCAGTAGTCTCCCCCAGAGACGGTAAACCAGGCTTCGTGCATCAGATTCAAATCTTGTACAACAGCGTAGTAAGTCTTGCCATCTTCTCGGATCATACCAATGGAGAGTAGCTCGATCTCCTTACCGGTATCAATAAACTCGGTATCGTACCAAATCTTCATTTATTCCCCACCCATTTCTTGATATTGTCGAAATCTACGTCTACCAAACCAATTTTTGGACTGATTTTCATAATTTTAGCGTCAACATCGCAATTTCTTGCCAGAAATTCGGCATCTCGTCCGGTTGGCTCGTCATCAATCCAAATAAAATCGCAATTCGGACGGTTTTCCTTCATCCAAGAGACGATTCTCTTGGTTTTAGGATGCAATCCTTCCCAATTCCCAGTATCCCAATCAATCCAATCGATAAAACTGAGTTCAGGAAGTCCCAGATGAGGGCCAATCCACTCGTTGGCTTCGTTCTCCCACATGGTGCACCAGATCAGCTCTACCCCTAGAGCCGTCAATGCCGGGCCGTGAAGGGGGTTTAGCCAGACTTTCAGAGGCTTGGTGGCCACCCAGCCCCTCGGGGTCATTCTGAGCGTCTCATAGCCCTCTGGGCGCTTCGTAGGTTTTGCAGCAAAAGGATTCAATGGACCATCAACATCCAAAAGAATTACCTTAGATCGATCCATATTTGATATTCTCCTCATTACACCAGGTATGGACGGCTATTATTCTTCCATTTCTTATCATTTGTGTGACAAGATTATGCTTCTTATGCCATTTGACTATTTCCAGAGAGCAATAAGTACAATAATATCCTTCAGGGATAATCATTGCCCGCTTTAGTTGCTCTTGCCAGTCCTTCGGATAAAGTGTGTCTCCCTTTCTGTTATTACAAGTCTTATGTGTCAATTGAATATTGTCTCTACCGTTACCTCCACCAGCCGCCCGGGGAATAATGTGATCTCTTGAGGCATCCTTGAGTTCAACATATCCACCGCAGAGAGCACATATCCCATGGAAGTCTCTGTGTATCCGTTCCAATGGTTTAGAGTAGTAGGAGCTTTGATTCCTGCCCATGATTCTCCAGTTTTCTTCTCGGTATTCTAATCTTCTCCTTCTCTCATAGAGGATACTCTACCATAGGGGTACCACAGCTGTCCACTCGCTTTCTCTCACTTGACAACCTGTACTACGTGGTGTACACTAGTCTTTATAATCTTTAAGAAAAGAACTAATAAAAGATCTAATTAATAAGGAAAATTATATGATTAACTCTGATACTAAGACTGCTATGTTATCCAGAAGTGTTAGATTGAAGAAGGATACTTTAGATATTCTTAAGACTCAATCTGAAGAACTAGGTATTGGTATTACTGTATTGATCAGAGAGATCTTGGAGAAGCATGTAGAGACTTCTTCTGTTTGGAATTCTAATGGATGATACATTTGGAGAGATCATGGAAAGATTTCCAGATATTTCAAATATGACTCTCAGAGGTGAGAGAGATACACAGGATTTCCGGGAGAGAGATTTCGATCGTAGACTGGAAATCTACAAGGTGAGAGTTCTGGCTACCATCGCCATCCATTTGGAGAATCTGAATGTTTCTAACACATGAGCAGACTCTTGCCAGATTACTGATTGTGGCTATCCATAAGTTGGGTGGTAGTCTGGAAGTCACTCCAGAAGTTCTGGAACACATGGAGAAATACAACATTGTCTGGAATCATAGGGAAGATCTCGCCTACATCACAGTAACCACAACTTCCAACGAGATCTTGATAGCTACGGTTGACAACGAGACAGTAGAGGTGGTACTGTAATAGTTATTACACCGGAGAAGTGCTGGTTCAAGTCTTGCAGAGAGCCTTCAAGGACTACGATAATCTATCGTCGTAACTCTATTAAGGTATGTAATCTGCATGAACGTCAATTTGGCTCTTCCTATGAACGCGATAACCCTACTGGATTTTCGAAGTAGGCCATGCTATACTGGCATAGCCTCCTTTCAAAGACTGTAGTACTCCTTTTCTACAGTCCCTCGGGTATTGGTGTAACGGTTGCATCCCTGTTTTGGGAACAGGTGGCAGTAGGTTCGACTCCTACATACCCGACTTTTTGAGAATGACAAATATGAATACACCATCAAATAATATAACTGGGTGCTCATCATATGAATTAAACTCAATTCTGCCCACTAAGCTCATACGGACGAGCGTCGGTCTGAAGAACCGAAGGTACCAGGTTCGATTCCTGGAGTGGGCACACTTATAACATAGGAGAGTAAAATGTCTAAGAATGCAGATCTTCCAAAGGATCATCCAATCCTTATTCCACCAACAGGTAAGCGAGTAACCCTTGCGGAGCTTGCCGAAAATCCTTATATTAAGGATGTAGTGGACAAGGTAGTTGATCAGATGGATGGCACAAAGGTTTCTGCTTTCAACTCTTCCATATAAGTTTTATGGCTATATAGTTCAATGGTAGAACGTTGGTTTCATACGCCGATAATGTCAGTTCAATTCTGACTATAGCTACAGAGGCGATTACCGGGAGCCTTATTCCAACACCGGGGAGGCTAACTAGAGAGCCTGTTCCAAGTCCTTACCGGGACAAACTAGGGGATTATATCCTGGATTTAGGCCAGGCTAACAGACGGTAATCTGTTGAGAGAGGTTCGATTCCTCATATAATCGCTGCGCGGATAGAGAAACGGTGTCTCACCAGGCTCATAATCTGGTTAGTAGTGGGTTCAACTCCCACCTGCGCCACCACTTATCCTTAGGGATTAGTAAATATCTAGAAATAGAGAAGGTCACTGTACACCCTTATACGAGTACAGTACTCTGGGGACTAAGCGGACTAGTATCCGGCTGACTAGGAGTATAAACTAGGAGGCCCACCAAGCCGTATTGATGTTTAATGGCAGCATGTCACTCTTCCAAAGTGAACGAAGGAGTTCGAGTCTCCTATACGGTACTTGCTGGTTTCCCGCCAGTGTTAGGGGTATCTCCGAGAGGGTTTGAACTGCGAGAGATACGCGACTAACTTATTCCCCGTTGGTGTAACGGCAACACTCCGGTCTCTGAATCCGGCATTCCTAGTTCGAATCTAGGGTGGGGAGCTTTATAGGTACAATCCACCCTGTTCCGGCACGTTCACAGCTTTCGTCGTCGGGTAGACAGATTGGCGTGGTAATCCCTTCTTAGCGGTCGGGAAGTTCTCAAGGATATAATAGCTGAGAGAGAACGCCTATAATTTAATATTCCTATATGGGTAGCCGTGACTGGTGAGAGGTGTAGGATAAAGAGGGAGTAACATTACTACGGATCTTTGCCCTCTGCTTCAGTTTTTGTATTAATGGTTTAGTCGGCTATGCAATTGCATACAATTCTGAAGTATTGGTCTGACCAATCCCCCATGGTGTAATGGCAGCACAACTGACTTTGAATCAGTTAGACTCGGTTCGAATCCCAGTGGGGGAGCTTGTAGTATCTTTGGTCCCGTGGTGTATGGGAGTAGCATTAATCCCTGTCAAGGATTAGGGGCGGGTTCGAATCCCGTCGGGACCGCGTTATCCACCAGTTAGTATTTGGATTCTATGTGACAATCTGGAGAATTGCATAGCGGCATAGAAGTGGCGCAGACAAGGGAAGAGGCCACCAGTGAGGAGAACTTACCTAACGGTAGGGCACGAGGGATGAGACTCACACATAAATTTCATAAACTTATAAGTACCTAATTAACTCCAAGGGAATTAGGGTGCCTACTTGGGCGGGATTAGGACCCAAGGCTATCCGGACGGTGAGACAAGGTAAGCCAGAGTTGCCGTGGAACTTCTCTGGTGTATGCTCTAGTAGAGTAACGGTGATCTCGCTACCCTCTCAAGGTAGAGATTGCGGGTTCGAATCCCGTCTAGAGTACTTTCTACAGGTTCTTACGTCGCCAAAGGTAGAATAGGCCGCCTGTGGTTTATGTCCCCATCGTATATCGGTTAGTATCTGAGACTTTCAATCTCAAGGAGAGGGTTCGACTCCCTCTGGGGGTACTTCACAATTGAATAAGCTTTTCCTTTATAATGGGAAGTATGCTATAGCGAGCATCAAACCCCTTTCGAAAGGTAAAGCACATGGCTTTCACTTATACTGTAGTTCGCGTAACTGCTCTTGCAGTTAATGACCAGGTAGCCGGATTCGTTTCCGCCGCTGGTGGTCCTGCTTTTGTTTTCACGGAGCCAACAGGTACAGGTAATACTTACCCCACAACTGTTAAGTCTATTTTCACTGCTCCACTTCCACCTGGCGATGTAACTGCTGGTGATTCCCTGACAACTGTTTACCTTAACGGTAATCCGTTCAGTCTTCCAATTGACTTCACCCTCAATGGTCACTCCGACTGGGTGATCAAGGCTACAGGATCTGCTGCTTAAGATCTTGACACAGACCGAGGCCCGTAGTATCCTCCTTCCTACGGGCCTCACCTATGCCCCTTAACCGGTTGCTCTGCTTGACTAGGGCAGAGTTTAATGAGATACTAGTCAATGCCCCTATAGCTCAGTGGTAGAGCAGCCGCCTTGTAAGCGGCAGGTCGTGCGTTCAAATCGTACTGGGGGCTCTTTATCCCAACCATTGGAAACTCCAGTGCACAAGGCCCGTTGGGAGCAGAAAGACTAGGTTCTGCACAGTAACACCTGGCACGGTGGTCTTGACACCAAAGATACTTCCGGGGTATCGTTGAAGGGTCAAGAGATAATCCGACTAAACGCTAAAGACCTGTGTATTGGGGCCGGTTGGTGAACCGTAACCCCTATTATGCTCCGATATCCCAGCGGCCAGAGGACGCAAGCTCAAACCTTGTGTGTCGTGGGTTCAAATCCCACTCGGAGTACGGGGTCCATAACAGAGGGGCCTTACGCTTGACTTAGTCAACCTGGACGCGTAAAATCTCTGTTACTTAATGGCCGCATATCCCAATTGGCAGAGGAATTCGACTTAAAATCGAAGTGTTGTCGGTTCGAATCCGACTGTGGCTACGTTATATTGCTAGAGAAAAGATACATCAGATGAGTAAGTTTACAGTTGGTGAGAAAGTACGTTTAAAGGAACTTGATCGAGAAGGCATTATTACTAGAGTATTTGAAAACTATAAGGGATTTATTCCTGAGCATGACGGCTATATAGTGGACTTTGGTTCCATTGGTCCTAGTGCAGTTCTTAAAGAAAGTGAATTAATTAAGTACTAAATCTTACTATGCCTGTGTAGCCCAATTTGGTAGAGGCACTAGTCTTAGAAACTAGGTGTTGCTGGTTCGAATCCAGTCATAGGTACGTTTTATAATCCAATAGAAGGAGGATCTATGGATATTATGGGAACTCTTGGCCCTTGGGCTTTGATTATCATCGTTGGTTTGTGGATTCTATTTATGACTCAGAAGCGTGGTTGGAAGTGGCCGCAGATCATTGCGGGAGTTCTTCTAGTTTGTGCGTTGTACAGTCAGTTTCCTACCCTTCCACAGAGTATTAACTCTGGTATGACTAATATCTACAATTCTATAGCTAAGTAAAGCCTTCGGGCTATAGGGTGTTAGTGTAGCGGCAACACAACAGTCTCCAAAACTGTTATCAGGGGTTCGAATCCTCTACACCCTGCTTTTATAGTAGACTGGTATAAACTAATCTACTATAGGGAGTATAAATGGCTAAGATGCCAGGAGTAACCTTTATAGGCCCAACACCTAACGAATACGTAGGTGGAATGGTTGCCCATAAGGGATTAGTACTACATATTGAACAAAGCAACAATAATGATGCGGTCAACCATTGGTTCATGGATTCTAGTGCCCAAGCGTCTGCTCACTTCACAAATCCAAAGTCAGGCCCTCTGAGTCAAATTGCGGACACAGAAGATGCCGCTTGGACAGAGAAGGCGGGTAATCGTTATTGGGTATCTGTAGAGCATGAAGGTTATGGTGGTGATTCTCTAACTGCTAATCAGATTGAGAATGACGCACAGATCCTAGCTTGGCTTCACAAGACTTATAATGTGCCACTAGAGTCCACTGATAACCCCGATGGGGCAGGACTCGGCTGGCATGGCATGGGTGGGGATGCTTGGGGTGGTCACTTTGACTGTCCAGGAGACCCAATAAAGGCCCAGAGAGGCGCTATCATCGCTCGTGCCAAGGAGATTGTAGGGGAGTCTGTTCCAACCCCTCAGCCGCCCGTACAGAGCTTCCCAGCTTGGCCTGGTGAATACCTGCGCTTGACAAGTTCTATGCTTCATGACCATAATGTATCTGTCTGGCAGCAGAAGATGCACGATCGTGGCTGGAATATCAGTGTAGACGGATGGTACGGTCCTGCTTCTGCTAGTATCTGTCGTCAATTCCAGGCAGAGAAGGGCTTGACTCCGGATGGTATTGTTGGACCAAAGACTTGGGATGCCGCTTGGACTTCCCCAGTTACGTAAGACTTGACTTCACTCCCGCAAACATGCTACAGTAGTGTAATCAGCTGAACGGAAGTATAAACAAAGGTTTAGAACACTCCTAGTAGGCTTTATTCCCCTGAAGCCGAATGGTCAGGCAACGCACTGTTAATGCGTGTTAAGTAGGATCGATACCTACCAGGGGAGCTTGACAACAATGCGAAGATAAGAGATACTTCAAGGGAACCGCGAGTCGTAGGTTCGAATCCTACCCGGCCGAACACTTCGGTTGGTAGCTCAGTGGTAGAGCAGCGGTCAGTAAACTTCTTTTATCACTTTTTTCTAGTTGTCTATAACTTAATCTTTCTACCCAATGCGCAGCTCACGGTTACTTCCTCGCAAATGAAATCATACCGTCAGCGACTTTTTCTAGGGTGGATCATATATTTAGTTCCGATGCGAAAGCAACCTGGTTACTTCCCCTTTGAAATGAGAAACTGACGGTTCGATTCCGTCGTAGGCGTGGCCGCCATACACCAGAAGCTACTATTTCTAGGAACTTATTTTTGAATCCTCCCAGCTATCCCTGTGATTGGCTGGGATTATTTTTACCTACTAACGTACCACATCACAAGGAGGATGAAATGGCTAAGTTTAATACTGCCGTGAAGATTGGTGTACAGTCTCCAATCAAGACTACGGGTAAGACTATTAAGAACGCGGATGGTAAGTCTGCCTTCGAGAGGGATACCAAGTCCGAGCTGTTCCTATTGGCAGTATCCAACTTTGTCGGACAGGATACCTTCTATGAGTCTGCTAAGAATCGCGATGATCGATTCTCTATTCTTTGCCAGAAGGTTGCAGTCGCTGACCCTGCTTGGTTCCGCAAGTTCGTGGGTTGGCTCCGTAATGGTGCTCAGATGCGCTCTGCGTCCATCGTAGCGGCTGCTGAGGGTGCCAAGGCACTTCTTGACGCTGGAGCTATGAACGGCTCTCCACGAGCCCTTGTAGCGGCTTCTATGGCACGTGCTGATGAGCCTGGTGAGTTCCTGGCGTACTGGACTTCCAAGTACGGTAAGAACCTTCCTCAGGCCATTAAGAAGGGTGTTGCGGACGCGGCCAACCGTCTCTACAATGAGTATTCTCTTCTTAAGTATGATACTGAGACCAAGGGTTTCCGTTTTGCTGATGTTATTCAGCTTAGCCATGCTAAGGCAAAGGACGCAAAGCAGAACGATCTCTTCGGTTACGCTCTGAACCGTCGCTATGGGAACGTGGGTGAAATTCCTGCTTCTCTTGAAATGATTGCCAACCGTGATGCTCTTACGGCCCTTAAGGGTGACTTTTCTCCTAAGCGTCTTCTTGCCAATACTGAGTATGCTCAGATTGTCTTGAAGAAGGCGGGAATGACTTGGGAGTCTCTTGCTGGTTGGCTTCAGGGTCCTATGGACAAGAAGGCTTGGGAGGCTATTATTCCTTCTATGGGTTACATGGCTTTGCTTCGTAACCTTCGTAACTTCCAGGAAGCTGGTATTAGTTCCACAGTACTCGATACTGTTCTAATTAAGCTGGCTGATTCTGAGGAAGTTGCAAAGTCTCGTCAGTTCCCATTCCGATTCCTGTCTGCGTACCAGGCTAACCAGGATAACCTTGAGATTGCGGCTGTACTTGAGAAGGCTCTTCGTGCTTCTCTGAGTAATGTTCCGGCTCTCTCTGGACGTACGTTGATCCTGGTAGACCGTTCTGGTAGTATGTTTGGAACTCCTGATAAGTCCACTGGACTGTCTTGGGCCGATTCTGCTGCTGTCTTCGGTACTGCGCTTGCGCTTCGTGCGGAGGATGCGGATCTGGTACAGTTCGGTAGTGCTTACCGATACAAGGGTTATGAGCCTGTAACCTTCAAGCGGGGTAACTCTGTTCTTTCCATCCTGAAGAAGTTTAAGGATATGGGTGGAACCGATACAGCTGCGGCTATTCGTGGTAGCTTTAAGGACCACGATCGTGTTATTATTCTTACTGACGAGCAGTACAACGGTTGGGGTGGAGATCCTACCTCCAGTATTCCTTCCAAGATTCCGGTCTACACATGGAATCTTGCTGGATACCGTGCAGCACAGAGTGAGTCTGGTAAGCTGAAGCGTCACACCTTTGGTGGACTGACTGATAAGGCTTGGCAGATGATTCCTATGCTGGAAAGTGGGATGACTGGTGTCTGGCCTTGGGATCTGGTAAACTAAATCTACACAGTGTCCGAGCGGATCGGACGTAAAGAAAATCCGCAATGGGGATGCAGCAAGGTGCTAGACAACTTTTGCAAGGTTGTTCGCGGAGAGTTCGATTCTCTTCATCTCCACGTCAAGTACATCTATCATAGGAGGAAATGATGGGAATTCGCGAGTTCTTTGGTGGTACTAGTCACCCGACGTTCAATGGTACGCCGATTGGTGATCCGATTAACCGTACGCAGGAAGAGATCAATGCTCGAATGGCTGATGGCATCAATGGCCGGTGTGAGTATGTGAGTCCGCGAGGCAAGCAGTGTAAGGACCCTCGTGAATCCGGTAATTCTCGTTGTACTAAGCACATTCGTTACCCGTGATAAACTAGGCGCGAAAGCGCCACCCGCCCCTATAACTTAACGGTAAAGTAACAGACTCTTAATCTGTGAATCGGAGTTCAACTCTCCGTGGGGGTACGTTAGTAATTGGTTAGCACCTACCTGTGGATACCGGTCATACTAGAATCAATCCGGATGCAGGGCTCTGTAGATAGCTACTACAGCTGTAAAGGTTACTAACACCCGCCCCTTAGTGTCCATGGCGGACAATGGGTCTTTTAAACCTAGTGCAGTGGGTTCGATTCCCACAGGGGGTACATGGATGAAATATATGAATTTGGTAGTAAGGTAGCTTTTAAGTGTTCCGGATGCGGAAAGACTGAAGGCGGCTTTATGGATAGAGTAGCGGCTCAGGTGGCTCTACAATTACATAAGATCGGGTGTAAGAAGAGTTGATACTACAACCAGGGGACTTCGCAGTAGTCCGAATGAGCGGTGTAGCTGGAAGACTTATACGTTTCGGTCAGTGGATCAATGGTGATGGATTCAAGGACTATGAGCATGCCTTCGTTTATCTGGGTAATGCGCATATTATTGAGGCTGAACCGGGCGGAGCCAGAGTTGCTGACGTAACCGAGTACGGCCCCTCTAACGTCCTCTGGTCGTCAGGTAAGGTCATCCTGTCAGATGCGCAGAGATCGGCCGTTGTAGAGGCTGCCAAGAGCTTTGTAGGGGTACCCTACAGTTTCCTTGACTACCTACTGATTGCTCTCAAGCGTTTTCACATCACAGTACCGATCTTGAACCGTCGTGTGATAGGATCTAAGCATATGATCTGTTCACAGCTGGTGGCGGAGGTTTACAAGTCTGCTGGAGTTGACTTACTATCAATACCAACATATGAAGTTACACCAGCCGATTTGGCTAACTTTATAAAAGAATAAAGAATTGCCTCTTTAGCTCAGGGGATAGAGCGTCTGACTACGAATCAGAAGGCCGGGAGTTCGAATCTCTCAAGGGGCACAGGGATACCTAATCTATGTTGACACGCACCCTATAAAGCCTTAATACATAGCGCTTCCGCCGGAGAGCGAAACCATCCGGCATTTAGCTTCTAGCACGGAGGTTACCTTGTCTCGTACTCGTAAGGATCGTCCATACTGGGTTCGTGCTAATGATCCAAAGGAACGTAAGACTTACCACCACAATCACATTGTTATTCACCGTGAGAAGGTGGGGGAACGTAAATATACTTACACACCTGAGACGGTTGAGCGTGACGAGTTTGGTCGTGTAACATGGAGAAGTCCCGAGCGTTCTTGGATGATTGCCGTATATAATCGCTGGGCTGAGTATGTAGGATGTAGTATCCATGAGCCTATGACAAAGGGCAGTAATTGGGGTCGAGAAGGATGTTATACTCGTACCCTGGAACTGGGGTATGGTTGGCCTAGACATTATGCCAAAAAGGCAGTCAGTCAAGCGAGACGACACAACGTAACGCAGCAGCTACATTTGGCGGTTACTAACAAGGACTGGGATGTTGACATTCTGGAGAATCCCTTGTACGCTAAGAACTGTTGGTGGGACTAAAGATCTATCCCTTCACGCAGAGAGACCGTAAGGTTTGGGTGAAAGAACGTCTCTGCGTTGCCTCTGTAGCTCAGTGGATAGAGCAGCAGCCTTCTAAGCTGACGGTCGTAGGTTCGATTCCTACCAGGGGTACGCCAATATGGTATATTAGAGGGAGAATAAGATGGCTAATTATAGTGTAGGTGACCGAGTTGTCAATGTTAATATTAGGCATACAGACTTCGATGAGCGAGCCACTGTTACCGGTAATATTAAGAGTCACTTCCATGGTGATGGTGTTAACGTAAAGAAGGACTTCGGTGGAAGCGCTCAGTGGCTTGAATCTGATATCAAGTCTACTGTTTAAGTACTACCGGCTCTTCGGAGCCACCTGCCCGTATAGCTCAGTTGGAAGAGCGCCACTCCTACAAAGTGGATGTCGGGGGTTCAAGTCCCTCTGCGGGTACTTTGGGAATAAGATGGATTCGACTAACCGAAAAGCCGCATGCGGAGAGGTTAGGAGCGTGGGTTCGATTCCCACTATTTCCACGGGTTTGGTACACCGGTTCGCTATAGGCGATGAAAGTACTACCTGCTGCTAGACCTAAATCACAAGGCGTGGTGACACTCTGCAAAAGTGTTGGTTCGGATTTCGATTATCCCTAGTAGCTCTTCGGAAAAGTGCCAGAGAGGCTTATCGGGCAGTCCTGCTAAGACTGAGGGTGTAAAAGCTCCGTGGGTTCGAATCCCATCTTTTCCTCTTGTAGTATCAATGGATTGTGCCGCCGGTTGGTCGGCAAGCGGCCTTGAAAGCCGTGGTAGGGTTACACCTAGGGGTTCGACTCCTCCACTCTCCTCTTTACGAATAGGGTCGTACTATGGCCAAGTACAGGGATGCGGTAAGCATCTTGTCCGACGGGACATGAAGGTTCGAATCCTTCTCTATTCACTTTGGATTTGCTATGAGGCTGCGATGCGCAAAAGCCGCAATTACTACCTGTTAACCGTGAAAATCGGGTGTAGGTCAGGTCAAGTCCAATATGCTCCAGTAGCCAAGTATGGTGAAGGCCCCATTCTTATAAAATGGTGATGCGTCAGTTCAAATCTGACCTGGAGTACGTTGGGTTTTATGCACGGTTCCTAGCACAATAACAAAAACCGGCACAATGGGGATGTAGTATAACGGTGCATTACCATCGGCTGATAACCGATAGAAGAAGGTTCAACTCCTTCCATCCCTACGTTTCTTTGATTAGAAATATAAATGCTAGATTAATCTAGTCATACTTGCTTTGATGTAATAGGTAGCATAACAGATTGTGACTCTGTCAGTGCGGATTCAAGTTCCGTAAGCAAGACTTGAGAAGATAGGCGAGTTCCTAGGAAAACTCACTGATATAAATACTGGACAACTGGCGTGGCGGATGATTAGTAAGCCCAGACATATTCCGCGATATATCTTATTCTTCTCTTATGGGAGTATTGAGCAACTGGTTGGCTCGGCGGCCTGTAAAGCCGTTTCTTCGGACTTGGGGGTTCGAATCCCTCTGCTCCTACATGGGATATAACTGGAAAGTAGTACAAGATCTTCTAGATTGGGATGACGAATCTATGGAGAAGCTCAAAAAGCAATATGAGATTGAGAAAGAAGCCCTTGTTAGTGGTGAAGAAAACACCTCTTGACAGGGGTTTTATTTTAGCCTAATACGTACCACGAAGGAGAAGTAATGGCGTCAATTACTAGGCCCTGTCCGTTTGGTGGGGTCTGTGTGTATAAAAAATTTCAGACAAGAGATCCCTTCAGCGGGGAAGTTATTAACGAATTCCGCTGTCAATCATGTGGTCACCTAGCAGAGGATTAGGAATATACTGATGAACATGGATAAGTTTTTGGGTAACGAAGTAACTCGTTGGAATAGTTCCAATGTGCCGCTTGAGTTACACCAGCACTTGCGAATGAGCTGGGAAGAATGTAAGATTTGGTCCAAGACGGGAGAGCTTCCCAGGAATATGGCGGCTCGCTGGGGATTTAAGGAGGAGTAATGAAGCTATGGGATCTTTTCGATAAGAAGCTTTTTCACAGAATGATAGAGGACGGTTATATTCGTATTCGAGAGAATGAGTGTGGTTCTCTTCGTATCTTAGGGTATACCGAGAAGGCCCAATTTGACAGTGAATGGAACGAGGTTACTAAGCAGTGCCGTGGAATTGTCGTAGACCGACAGGATAATGTAATAGCGCGTCCCTTTGATAAGTTCATGAATTATGGGCAGAACCAAGCAGACTTGCTTCTTATGGATTACGCGGTTGAGGTAACCGATAAGATGGATGGTTCCCTTGGAATCTTGTTCTTCCACAAGATCTGGGATACAGCTACTCGTGGCTCTTTTGCATCCGAACAAGCATATGAGATGCAGAAGATCCTGAGCGACAAGTATACGGGTATTGAGTTGAATCCCGCGTGGACTTACCTTTTCGAGATTATCTACCCGGGTAATCGTATTGTCCTTGATTATGGTGATACTAGAGATCTGTATCTATTGGGAGCACGCCATATCGAGACAGGCTCTATACGGGCCGCTAAGGACGTGGAGGAGTGGTATGGTCCTAAGACCCCCACTTACCCCTTTGCAACGCTCTCAGAGGCCCTTGCAGCCCCTCCTAGAGCCAACGCTGAGGGTTACGTAGTCTACTTCCCGGATCTGGACTATCGAGTAAAGATCAAACAGGAAGATTATGTGCTCTTACATCGTATCGTTACAGGTTTGACTGCTCGCAGGATTTGGGAGAATATGAAGGAAGGTAAGAACCTATTCGACCTTCTAGAGATCGTTCCAGACGAATGGCACGAGTGGCTTGTCGGTAACTATGACAGTATCGGCGATATTTGGAGCGCCACCATGGATCTGATTGAAGCGGACTACGATAAGATTATTGAAATACTTCCTAAGGACTTCACGCGCAAGCAATTTGCAGAAGTGGCCAAGACTTCGGACTATACGGGTTTTATGTTCATGCTATTAGATAATAAAGATATTAGTGACAAGGTTTGGGATTTAGTTCGCCCTTCTGCTGAGTAATTACTGTATGTAACTAACACTCCTGGCGGCCGAGCTGCTAAACTCTAAACAAGAAATAGCGCTAGGCCACCAATTTAGACAGCTTGGGATATAAACTAGGAGAATATTGGGTATTGGGGTTAGAGGCTATTTTGCCAGTTATTAAAACTACCCCAAGTGAGTCGCAGATGACAACACAGCCTGATCCACAATGGTCATGGGCTGTCCAGAGCGAATTGGATAGCCTCAAAAGAGGTACCGAGCAGCGTCTATCCGAACTATCGTCCAGAATTGATAAGACAGTATCAGGTGTCGAGTACACCGCTGACAAGAGATTCCAGGACTTACAGCTTGCAACAATAACTGATAAATTAGATGATCTAGAAACTGCAATACAAAATGAAACAATAACAAGAGTAAGTGAGCAAAAGGACGATATGCGGTCGAGACAGACTCAATTCCGATGGATGATATCTGCCGTATTGGTTCCCATAGTTCTTGCTGTTATGGACCTGATGCTGAACAAGAAGTAGACAACTGATCCCCTGTGGTGTAGGATATACCTGTACTACAGGGGATCATCTATGTGGAGGATTAAATGAAGATAAACACCTTGATGGAACTCAAGGCTTTGGCATACGCTAATGAAGATATTTACGATACTGTCACAGATCCTGCTATGGGACGCAGGCGCGTTGCAGATAGTCTATACAATGAGTTTAATGTTGAGGTGTCTGAGAAGCTTATTCGAACTCTTCGTGAGACTATCTCAGATAATATACATAGTAATCAGATTAAGCAGGCAGTATCCAGTAAGTCTGTAACAAATAAGGAATCTACCAAGGCTAAGCGTGTTATTGCTTTTGGTGATTTCCAGATTAATAAGCATGATCCAGAGTTTCTGGCTAAGGCCGTACAGTTTGTCAAGGATCAACAGCCTGATATGATCTGCCTGACTGGTGATGAAAGTGACAACAGTGCTGTTGGTCGTTGGGCAAAGGGCATGAAGGAAGAATTTGAGTCCAACCTTCAGGATCAGATTGATGAGACTATCATGTGGCTTCATGCTATTCGTGATGCTGCGCCTAACGCTAAGATCCATATGGCAGATTCCAATCACATGTATTGGATTATCCGCGCGGTAGAGACTCGCCTTCCTGGTCTTGCTACACTTCGGTATTTGACCCCCGAGGTTATGTATGAGCTTAATGACCTGGAAATTACTTATCATCGTAAGCTCTATGAGTTTCTTCCGGATTACCTTCTGGGTCACGGGCACCAATGGGAGCTTACTTCCAAGACTCACATGATCAAGGGTTCCGAGCATGTGACCCGTACCGGTAAGTCTATTCTTGCTGGACACGTTCACCAGGCTGCACTGCGTCCGGTTTTCATTGGCTATGAAGGTAAGGGAACTCAGCAGGTTTACGTGAATGCTGGTTGTATGATGGACTTTGAGAAGGCTATGGCGTCCAATGGTGGTTACATCAAGGGAACTTCCCCTGACTGGGCCAAGGGTATTGTGGTGATTACCCGAGAGCTTGGTCAGAATTACACCGAGCTTATTCTTGGTCAGAACAACGGTACATTCCGTTATGAAGGGAAGATCTACTAAATGAGCAATAAGAGTACTGAGCCGGATGCTTTAACCTGTATTGGTGGGTGCATAGTAGTACTGGTAATCCTAGCCATGTGTCTAGCTATCAGCGCTGGTTTTGGTTGGCTTACTATGGCAGTTCTGGCAGCTTTTGGTATTCACCTCAGTTTTTGGATTTGCTGGGGTATTTGGGCGCTCCTGTCCACACTGTTCAAGGTTGGTAGCAAGTGATTTATGAACCTATGAAGAACCTCAAGGAGTTTCACGATACCTTCGCAGATAAGCAACGAAACGATAGTCTTGATGATAAGTTTCAGCGTCGTGCTTATCTGATTCGTGAAGAGTACGAAGAAGTATCTGATGCTCTACTACATCTGAAGAATACCTATTTCGGTATGACGTCTTCCACTATGGCTGAAGCTACTGAGGAGCTTGTCAAGGAACTTGCAGATCTTCTCTATGTCATCTACGGCACAGCAGAGGAACTTGGTTTCGATCTCGAAACTTCCTTCAATAGAGTTCACAAGTCCAATATGTCCAAGCTCTGGGAAGATGGCACGGTACACTACAATGAATTTGGGAAGGTACTCAAGCCCCCAACTTATCGTCCACCGAATCTACGAGATCTTATATGAGCGATGAAGAAGAGGAAATTCCGGGACATGTTCTTGCTTGGCAAGAAGAATCCTGGACTTTCCATACAGGTACCAGGCATGAAGATCCCTTACCGATGTTCACTGACTACTGTATATTTCATGACGGTATTCATTACCCGGGTAGAAATTGTCCGCATGACGAAGAAGGTAACGATGTAGGTTCTGTTCCGTACGAACCTGACGAATCTGATCCAGTCTTCTGGAATAGAGTAGTATGAGTAATCCGTCCAGTAGAATATACTGGACGGATTATTTATTTTAGGAGAAGATATGGCCAGAGAAAAAGCACGTAATAGAGTTCCCCCAGTAACTCGTACCAATAGAACTTCAGCATGGGATAGAGAATTTCTCGGTCAGAATCGTTATGGGGCCGTGGAAGAAACTCCCACTCGTTCCTTTATTCCCAACAGAGGGTCCTTCGGGGATTCCCGAGCACTGGCAGAGGACTCAAGACGTAACTCTGATCTGTATATACTGAATGCTATACAGATGGCCCAACAGGGTGCTGATACTACGCTTCTGCCATATCAGCCGACTCCCACCATTAATCCGGGCAGACCAAGAACATTGGCAGCCGGATACGATGATAGAACGCAGACTCTCCGAATAAAGTTCAGAGATGGCGATATATATGAATACTTCCAGGTTCCTCCAAGTGTATGGTGGAAATTCCAAAGAGCACAAAGTCCTGGAAGATTCATTAATATAACGCTTAATAGATATCCATATAAAAGAGGATTAGACTCATAAGATGGCGATAACAAACGAAACACATGGATTCTGGAGATTCTTCTTCCACAGTATCTCCCTGAAGAAGAAGTCCCCCCTGGTCCACATGAACCAGACCCACGAGATTGATGAGCCGTACCGTTGGTCTAAGAGCCTCATCCTAAGGCTTCCATGGGCCACCAGAGGGCTTGTGCTGGGTTGGTGGCGTAATACCACTAGGACAGAGGATGAGGCGATTCTAGCAGGCATGCAGGGCCGTCCCCTTGATATGAGCGTTATACTTAAGGAGGTAAAGAATGTGGAATCTAAGAAGAACTAAGCTAACGGAAAGCAAGCTTAAGAAGGGTCTTATCCTCAAACTTTCCAAGGTTCCCATTACAGAAAATCTTAGATGGGTGGACAATATCCATACCGGTCTGGGAATGAATGTCCAGGAACTAAGAAAGAGCCTGACCCGAGATGATCCGGGCCAAGCTCTTGTGTACATTGAGGACATACGTGTAGGTGCAGTATCTCTTTTGGCTTCCATGGAAGTTATGGGTTCCTCCTTGGACCCTAATTGGAAAACTGACCTATAACCAGTATAATATAATATATTACTAGGAAGGCGATTACTGATAACAGTATCGCCTTTCCTGCGTTCCAGAACCAAGTTACGACTCTGTTGGTGTTGAACCAGATCCCGAAACGAGTGCGGTCTATCAAGCTTCCCAGCCAGTATCCTATAAAGGCCGCCAGGAAGCCCTTCTCGAAGTCATTCATAATACCCTCCTTGGTTGTTTTCTTCTACAGTACCCCTGTTCGGGGTACCTGTCAATTTCATGTAAAATATAACTGACGTGAAATTAATAAGGAGAATAATATGACCAAGAATCTTGATATGGATGATTTCGATCTAGCGGATCTTACGGAGTCAGAGAGAGAAGCCTATATCAATTCTCAGGTAACTCTAGATCCTAATTCTCAAGCATGGGTAGACATGCTTGTGGACAGACTACTACTATTTGCTGATGAGCTATCTGGGCACCCATTATACGGATATCAAAGACCCTTTGCTGCTCGTATAATAGAATCCATGATTATCAAGGATGGAGCTACAGTTACAGCGCTATTCTCTCGTCAGTCAGGAAAGACAGAGACAGTAGCGGCGGTAGTGGCTACTCTTATGATTATGCTACCTCGCTTGGCTAAGATAGCCCCCTTTGATGCGTGGCTTCACGATTACAAGGAAGGCGTATGGGTAGGTGCCTTTGCTCCGGTAGACGATATGGCCAAGACCTTGTTCTCTCGTATTGTCTCAATGCTTACATCAGAAAGAGCACAGGCAATCATGTTGGACTCTGATATTGACGAAAGAGTAAAGGGTAGGGGAGCAGAGATAAAGTTAGAGCGTTGCGGCTCCCTGGTAAGAAGACAGACAGCTCACCCAAGAGCCAATATTGAGGGTAAGACCTATCATATATGCCTTCTCGATGAATCTCAGGTTGCGGAGCAGAAGGTAGTAGACAAGTCCATTCGTCCTATGCGTGCTTCCACCAAGGGAACTTTCGTAATGACAGGAACTCCTACCTATGAAAAGGGAGTATTCTACCGAGAGATACAGAGTAATAAGCGTGCAGCTCTAAGACGTGGCGCTCGAATTAATCATTTTGAAGCTGACTACAAAGAAGTCGGAAAGTGGAATGATTACTATAAGGGTTCCGTTGAGCAGGATATGCTTAGAATGGGTGAGGATTCCGATGAGTTCAAGCTGTCCTATCGACTGATATGGTTGCTGGAACAGGGAATGTTTACCACCTCTGAGCAGATGAACAGGCTCGGAGATAAGAGCATGAAGACTGTAAAGTCCTACTACGAATCCCCAATCATCATTGGTATTGATCCTGCTAGAAAGGTGGATAGTACCATTGTCACAGCCCTATTTGTCAATTGGAATAGACCAGATGAATTTGGTTACTATGATTGCCGTGTGTTGAATTGGTTGGACCTACAAGGACTAGGATGGGAAGAGCAGTATCATAGGATTGTGGAATTCGTATCTAAATACAATGTATGGGCCATCGGAGTAGATTCCGGGGGTATGGGAGATATCTTCATATCCAGACTCAGAGTACTACTTCCACACGTAGAAGTTATCGACGTATCTTCTCAGCGTCCGGCACAGTCGGAACGATGGAAGTATCTGAGAGAAATGCTGGACAGAGAGAAACTAGGTTGGCCAGCACATAAGACTACGACACAGTTGAAAACTTATAGAAACTTCATTCAGCAAATGGGAGATCTTCAGGTTAAATTTGAAGGACCCTACATGCTGGCAGAGGCTCCCAGAGAAGTAAATGCGCATGACGATTATTGTGACTCACTCGCTATAGCACTAAGCGTCATTCCTGAGAGTACTACTGAATCTATTTCAGTTTCTAATAATCCCTTCTATGACCGTCGTCGTAGTTAAAAATCCTGATATTATAGGTAATAGACTAGTCTATTTAACTTAAGGAAAACATAATGGCTGAATTTGGATATAAGGAAATGGGTGCTGGAACTAACTTGTCTCCTACACCTAGTTACCCTGAGAGAGACAGAGGGGCTATCAATTACGAAGGTAAGATGGCATCCAACGGTTCACGTCGTGGTCCTCTTCGCTTTGAGGAAGGTATTGCCACAGATACAGATGTACCTAGCGATTTCACTACAGGTGTCATGAGTGGTTATAGAACTGCTCCAGGTCGTCCTAACCACAATGCAGTGGTTTGGGAGAAGCCAGCAGCTGAGACTATGAAGGCCCGTGCCCACGTAGGCTCTGCCTCTTGGATTGACTCCGCTGACATGCTTGGCGACTTCATGCATGGTGTAAATGTCAATGGTAATGCTGCTCAGCGATTTGAGCAGGCCAATCGTTCTGGTGGACGTTACGAAAGATTGCACGGAGCTGTGATCAGCGACTAATGAATACTGACGACTTAACTAATAGATTTACCTTCCATCCCGTAAAGGATGAGGAAATGGGAAAGCTCTACGGTGAAGTAAGAGCCAGAGCTTTTGAATACGCCAAGTGGCTAGATACTGTGGCTCCGGATAGTCGTGAACTGTCATTAGCTATCACAAAGCTAGAAGAAGTTGTCTTTTGGACCAACGCCTCTATTGCGAGACAAGGAAATTAATATGAGTCTAGTAGCCCTAGAAGAAAAGCTTTCATCCTTGAAGTCCTCTGTAGAAGGAGACTTCAAGGATCTTGTGTTGAAGATTGAAGCAGCGTTCCAGCACATCAGAGCTTCCCACGTGGAAGATATTGTCAAGGATGCTGTATACGCAGAACTTCATGATGCAACTATAAAGATCGGCAATATTGCCGCTACGGCCATTACTCAAGCGGTAATTCCGGCCGTCACGAAGAAGTAATTAATTATAAAATATTGGAAGTGAATAATGGCCGTACATGCCTTTAATGGAACGCTTACTGCTAGTACAGTATCGTCAACTACCTTAACCTCTTGGCAGCGCTATGTATCTGTCACTGTAGCTGCCTCTCCTGCGGGAACAGTATGGGTAACAACTGATGGTTCTACACCTACAGTAGCTGGCTCTGACTGTATTCCCGTAGCATCAGGTACAACTATTGTTGTTAAGAATATGCTGCCACGTCCGGAGCTGTCTACTACAACAGATACCACAGGTACTTTCCCATCAACAGTACCCGCATTTACAGCTGCACAGACAGTTGTAAAGATGATCTCGTCAGTTGCTGCCGTATTTGATGTTGAACTAACTAATAATCCTGGTGACGCAACCGTAAGAGCCTAAGGATTAAAGCAGTGACTACTTTTAACGACAGACGTGGTACTGCTACTCAGGAGTTATCAACTTTTATTAGTGGCGAAGAGCCTATAGGAGGAGACTCTAAGTTCTTCGCCACTAATTCTCAGTTAAGTTCTCGTGAATTAAGCGGTGGTGGATTACCTAGAAGAACTTCTTTAAAAAAGAAAACTTCTGTAAATGAAACCACCTCTACTACAGACATGAGATAGGAATACCATGGCAGCATCAAGAGCTACTTCTCCAACACTTACTGCTAATGCTCCATTAGCCGTAAAGTTTCCACAGTACTTCTCAACTATTACAGTAGTGAATAGACACGCCACTGGCGTAGTGTGGCTTAGAACTGACGGCGCTACTCCAACAGTCGCTGGGGACGATTGTTATCCAGTACTTCCTATGGATGCACAGACTTTCCCCAATGGCGTACTACTTCAAGAACCTATAACTCGTGTAATATCTGGAACACAAATCAATATTATTTCAGACACTGCCTGTCCCATTACGGTATACGGCACATAGTTTATGGGGTCCTTATGGCTCAGCAGATACAAAGTGGCACCGTAGTGGCTAATACCGTTACTACAGTTACTTTCGCCACTTGGTACAACGGTATTGAAATCGTAAATCGCGGCACTGTGGATATGTGGGCACGTGTTGACGGTGTTGACCCCACTATTGCTGGGGATGATTGTTTATTTGTAGCACCACAGGGCTTCCTTGATGTGTCAAATAAGAAGGCCCCCCCAAGACCGGGAGTTTCTTCTAACACAGAAATTCGCATGCTTGCGGCCTCTAACTGCAATTACACAGTAAGTGGTGGTATTTAATGTCTACTCGTGGAAATTTTGCAGCCGGACCACAGGGGCCTGCTGGGTTATCAACAGGTCCTGCTGGAGGAGATTTGGGGGGAACGTATCCAGATCCTACTTTGGTGGACACAGCTAATGTTGACACTGTCGTAAGAAGTCATACTTTAGATTCAATGGCGGCACCTACTGCTAATGTCAATATGAATTCTCATAAGTTGACTAATCTAGCAGTCGGATCAGTTTCTACAGATAGTGCAACCTTTGGTCAGATTCCCACTGCACTACCTCCTAGTGGATCTGCCACAGGAGATCTGACGGGAACTTATCCGGCCCCCACCCTAGCCAACACAGCTAACGTACAAAGTGTTGTGCGTAGTAATCGTTTAGAACAAATGGCCGCCCCACTGGCGTCAGTCAGCCTGAATAATCAGAAGATTACTAATCTTGCGGGTGGAACCGCCGCATCTGATGGAGCAGCATTTGGTCAGATCCCCAGCACGCTTCCCCCTTCCGGAGCAGCATCAGGAGATCTTGCAGGAACATATCCCTCACCCACTCTCGGTAACACGGCTAACGTGCAGAGCGTAGTGAGAACTAATCGCCTAGACCAGATGGCTACTCCCACAGCTCCAGTGGCTATGGGGAGCCAAAAGATTACCGGACTGGCTAACGGAACAGTATCCACTGATGCTGCTGCTTTTGGTCAGATTCCCACAACGCTGCCACCAAATGGCACAGCAGGTGGAGATCTAAGCGGTACGTATCCTAATCCAACAGTTGCTAAACTTGGCGGTGTCTCAATTACTGGTACTCCAGTATTGGGACAGGCTCCTTATGCTACTTCAAGTGGTGCGGCAGCTTGGTCATTCAACCCATTTACATTTGCTAATACGGGCACAGTTACTGGCGGAATTATTTCTTTCCATGCGGGACAACCCACACAGTTTGATATCAGTGCTGGATCGGGTATTATCGCCGACTACACAACAAATCCCGCCAGTCCTACACTTACTAAGGTAACTATTGCCGCACAGACAATTGACCTAACTACCTTTGTTGCCTCCCCAGCCCCCACTACCCGAACTACTAACTGGTGGCTAGTTAACTCATCGGGAACTGTAATAGTTCAAGGAACTACACCTACAAATACCCAAAGACGTACATTAATAGTTTTGGGCGTAACTGGTTCTGTGTTAAGTACTGGAGTACTATTCAATGTACAACCAGTTCCTGTGGTACTTCCACAGCCGTTAGGTCAGCTTTATGATTTAATGTATGCGCTGGGACCTTTTAATATTTCCGGTAATGTCATATCTGCCAATGGGGCTAACCTGAGTTTTAATAAGTCTGCAGGAACCACATTAGACGCATCATTTAATGCCGAAAGTACTCCTAGAGATCCGCACGTCACTATAAATCCTGTAGAAACCCCAGTCTCTTTCCGTAATTCTACTCAGTTATCAGGTTCACAAGGTTCATTGGTAACAACTTTGGACGTTACCCACTACGATGTGGGTGGCACTGTAACGCTTATTCCGGGAGCTAATGGTACTGCCAGTATTCAAAGAGTATGGCTATTCGGTACTGAAACTGCCGGAGCACAAGTAGCTCTTCAGTACAGTCAAACTTTCTATAATAACTTGGCTACGGCAACGTCTGCACTAGCTGCGGGAAGTAGTGGTACTAGTTTTATAACTAACCCAGATTACAATGGTATTGCTACACTTATTGGTTGGATCGTAGTAACCAAACAATGTACCAGTCTATTGGATACTACTAACTCATCAATTATTTTGGCACCTAAATTCGCTATGCCGTAAGGATAAGAGAACACTATGGCTGATTTTACAATGTATCTAGAGGATATTTCCAGTAATTTAACCAATTTTCCTATTGTTGTACGTGCAAGTCTTACCTCAGATTCCAGCGGACATTGGTCCTTGGATATTAGTAATGTAGGTTTAACACATGTTCACACAGTTTCTGCTCAGGCTATGTCCCCTGATAACACACCCGCTAACGCCGTTAAGGCTTCTGTAAGTACTTTTAGTACTTCTACAGTAGCTGGTGGGGTGCACAAGGCAGCTAATGTAAATATACTTGGTGGATCTCCTGTACAAAGTGCTGGAGCCGTAACAGTTTATGTAACTGTTATTGGTGATCAGAACTAAGTTTTGTGGTAATCTTTTACAAAGAGATATTAATTCGGCGAATGTAAGGAAACTCATCTATGTCAGCTATGACGTTCTACTCTCCGTCAATGAGAGCAGCTGCCTCAGACCTAGCGATTGCGATTTCGCCGCTAGGTCTAGTTGAGTTGTCCGACGAAGAGTTTGAGATGCATGGACCTAGACTCAATAGGTATGCAGAGTACTGGGCCTGGTATCTAGGTCATCACTGGGGAACTCGTAGAGAGTTCGGAGATCCACAGTTGACCTTTAACTACATTAAGGCATTCTCTGATTATATTAATAACTTCTGTTTCTCCAGAGGTATTGCGTTCGATACTGTCAAGGAATTTGACCACATTATTCCCGCTCTGCTAAAGCGCATCTGGCAGATGGATAACAACATGAAGGCCGTTACTTGGGAGATGGGTCAGCAAGGCGGCGTATCCGGCGATAGTTTTATCAAGGTGGCCTACGAACCAGCCTGGCAAGATGAAGCCGGAAATATGCACGCTGGACGTGTAAGAATTCTTCCTCTTAATTCAGCCTTCTGTTTCCCGACATGGCATCCACATGACCGTGACAGACTTCTAGAATTCAAATTGAAGTATCGTTTCTGGGGCACGAACACAGAGGGTACCAGAAGCGTATATACTTATACTGAGTTGATCCGTTCAGATGTTATTCGAGAATTTGTTAATGATGAACTGATCGATGAGCGTCCTAATGTATTAGGTGAAATACCTATAGTACATATTGCTAATCATCCTGCTTCAGGTTCTCCTTGGGGAATGTCTGACGTTCAGGATCTAATTGGTATAAATAGGCAGTATAATGAAACTGCAACAGATATTGCAGATATTGTTAATTATCACGCGGCTCCTATTACAGTAGTTATCGGAGCCAAGCCTTCTCAACTTGAGAAGGGTACAAACCGTGTATGGTCTATCGGTAATAAGGATGTGACAGTATCCAACCTTGAGAACGGTGTAGATCTCCAGTGGCCATTGGAAGTTCTTAATACTCTCAAGCTCAGCATGCACGAGATGACTGGTGTTCCAGAATCTGCGCTTGGTCAATCACAGCCAATCTCTAATACATCGGGTGTGGCGCTCTCTATACAATTTATGCCATTGATGCAGAAATTCGATCTCAAGAAGATTCAGTATGGTAAGGGATTGCAGAAAATAAATGAATTCGCTCTGAAGACTTTATTTTATTTCGAACCTGAGGCTACTCTTTATAATCCTGATACTGAGGGAATCATTCAGCCGGGACAACCTCTAGCTATTGATCCAAGAGATCCACTAGTTTACTTCAGTGATATCGACTGGCCTTCTCCACTACCGGTGGACAGGCTGATTAAGCTGAATGAGATCTCAGCCATGATGAGCATGGATCTCGAAAGCCGTAGAGGTGCTCTTAAGCAACTTGGTGAGCAGTTCCCTGATGAGAAGCTACAAGAGATCTATGATGAGCTTCACGAGGATGCGGTTCGTGATGGTGCTCTACGTATGACCAGAACACAGATCGACTCGGTTATCTACAAGCTAACTGGAATGGTTCCGCTCCCTGACGGAACATCCGAGCCAGATCCTAACGCAATACCGGAAACAGATTCGGAAGGAAACCCTAAGCCTACTAAGTTGGGTCCAGGTCCGATGAGCGCCGGAGACTTCAATGCACAAAATATTGATGGAGCAGGGTCCATGCAAATGATGCAAGACGCGGTAGTCCAGGCATACGGTACAAGGCTTGGCTCTCGACAGCTTCCAACGGATGATTAAAGTATATAAGTAAGTAAATCGTAATCGGGACATATTCGGAAAACAACGAGATTAAACATAGGAGATAACCCATGTCAGTTCCAGCTCAACCAGGATTAGATACATTTATTAGTTCGTCAACTACTAATCCGACAGAGCGCATGTACTCTCAGGCCGAATTGGCTGAGTTACTTGCGAAGGCTCGTAAGGAAGAGAAGGATAAGCTTTATCCTGATATTGCTTCTTTGAAGGAGCAGTTCTCTCAGGTTCAGAAGACCACTTCTGAGCTACAGAAGGAGAGGGATGAGGCTAAGGCAGAAGCCATCCGTATCCAGCAGGAAAAGGAAGCAGTCCTCAAGACGCAGCAGCAGGAAGAACTATCTGCCAAGCAGTTACTAGAGGCTAAGTTGACAGAGACCAACGATTCTTGGGAGAAGAGATTCAATATTCTTCAGGAAGAGCGTGCCCAGGAGAAGGCTCTTGCAGATAAAGAAAGAAAGTATAATGAACTAGTGGACTACAGAAATAGTCGCCTAGTTGAATTGGCAGATGATATTGCTCCCCAATTCCATAGCTTCATTGTGGGAGACTCTACCGAGCAGATCGACTCCGCCATTGAGAGTGCAAAGTCAGCCACGCAGTCCATTTGGACTGAGGTTCAGCAAGCTACTCAGCAGACTACACAGCCTCCTAGAGGAGTAGCGCCTACCGGCTACACAGGTTTTGGTCCGTTGGACAATGCTTCTGGTACTAAGACATTTACCGCTGAAGACATCAATAAGATGAGTATGGCGGAATACACTGAGTTCCGTAACAAGCAAGGAATGGCATCTAGAGATGCTGCCCGTAGTCGCGGACTATTTAACTAATATATTTTTAGGTTGGGCTTTTCGGTAAGTATCCAGGCCCCAAAATACTACATAAGGAATAATTATGGCAGGTTCAGCTATAACGGGTACACCGAATATTACCGGTTCCCCAACTAACTATCCGGGTGGAAGTACTGCTCTTTCTCCTGCAATCCAGACTATTTGGTCTAAGGAAATTCTTTTCCAGGCAATGCCGATCTTGAGATTCGAGCAATTCGCTGTAAAGAAGACAGAACTAGGTGTTACTCCTGGTTTGACAATTAACTTTATGCGTTACAACAACCTGGGTCGCGCAACTCAGCTTGTTGAAGGTATCCGTATCCAGACCAATCCCCTAACAGCTTCTCAGTTCTCTATCACTGTAGCTGAGCAGGGCTTTGCGGTAGCCGTATCTGAGCTTCTACTTAACGCTTCCTTCGATGATGTAATGGCCTCTGCTTCTCGTCTACTGGGACGTAATATGGCCACATACTTGGACGAGAGCGCACGTAATACTCTTCTACAGGCTTCTTCTCAGATTTTCGGTTACCAGAAGGATACTGGTCCTCTTAACAACCAGGTTTACTACAACATTGGTACAGCCGGTACAAGCAACGCTTCTATGACTGGAGATTTCAATCTTACAAGTCAGACTGTCTACGATGCAGTTGAAAGTCTTGCGACCAAGAATGTACCTCGTTTAGGTGAGACCTATGTATGTTTCGTACACCCACACCAGTCAAGATGGCTGAGAAATGATCCTCAGTTTATCGAGATGACTAAGTATGCTTCGCCTGGTAACTTTATGATGGGCGAAATTGGTAGATTAAACGATGTAGTATTTATAGAAACTACTCAGGTAAGAAATGTTGTTGGTGGAGCTGGAGCCGGTTGGACAACCGACACAACAACCAATGGTGTAACAACTGGTAATGGTGCTGCTAACCGTTATGACTCTATCTTTATTGGAGATAATGCATTCGGTCATGCTATTTCTCTTCCAGTAGAACTTCGTGATGGTGGTATTCTGGACTTTGGTAGAGAGCACGCATTAGCGTGGTACGCTATCTGGGGATTTGGTCTAATTACTGATATCTCCGTGGTTATTGCCTCCACAAATTAAGACCCACTAATAGATTTAAACAGAAAACCCTGTTCCTCATTCACGGGGACAGGGTTTTCTCGCTGTATAATGTAATCAATAAAGAGACACAAACTAGGAGAATATAATGCCCCCACGTAAGCGTGTTGGAGATTTAACAGGTCTTGAGAATGAGAGACTTCAGAAGGAGAATATGGAGGAGCTTAAGAAGAGAGCTGCTGAAATTTCCCTTATGGCTGAAATCGTTGCTGAGGAGAATGCCGAGCCTGTTGACTATTCCGATGGCCCGTTGACTTCTGTGGTGAGTGATCTGGAACTCGGTGAGGTAACGCTTGACGTACCTACGCGTACGATCATTCCTTTAATTGATATAGAACAGATGACTTTCGGTGCTGGAAATTATTATGATTTTGAGGCTGGTAGAAAGTATGTAGTAACCAGCGAACTAGCCAATCATCTAAAGGCCAAGGGGCTTATTAGTGAGAGTAACTACCGATAAGGGATAATTAATGTCAGGCAATTTTACGGATACAACTGATCGAGCTTTTTTGAACTGGATTACCGGGACTTCTCTAGGCGGATTTACTCCACCCGTTACTACTTACGTAATGTTGCTTACTGCAGATCCAGCTCTTACCGCAACTATACCTTCTGATCCTACATTGGCAGAGCTTACTGAATTGAGCGCCACCGGCTATTCCCGTAAGACGGCCACGTGGTCTTCCTCTACTTCTCCGGGAACTGGAGGATTGAGTCAGATCACAAACAATAATCTGATCACCTTTGGACCATTTACGGGAGCTTCCGGATCCGGAACTTCCACAACGTTCGGAGCCTTGGTCAACGTGGTTTCAGGAACTTCTGGTGAGGTATTCGCAATATGGCAATGGGACAATCCAGTTATTGCGCCACAGAATCAAGCGATTACTATTCCTATTGGTAAGCTTGTATTAACACAGCAGTAGGCAGCTATGACACTTAATATGCAGGATGTAATAGCCCGAGTCAGAATAGAACTGGGAGATACTGGAGCTCCATTCTCTGACTCATTTCTAGGTACCGGTTTGGTATCGCAATTCGATCTGACCGAATTCAACGTGTGGAATGTCAACGCGACATGGATTCAGAATCAGGCTCCAGTATTACTCGTTGCCAATACTGATTATGTTCTCAATACCCAAGAGGGAAGAATCTTTCTTATCGGCCCGTCGGCTCCTCTTCCACAAGGTGACAATCTGATTGTCTCCGGTTTTGCGGGAGGAATGTTCTCCGATGACGAACTTCAGGTATTCATCAACGATGCTGTTCTTCAGCATACTTTAGGCCGAACAGTAAAGACCAGATTTAGGGACTCCAGCGGCTTTATACGGTACGTAAATAATCCGATGGACCTTTCTAACCTTCCCGATGTGGAAGGCGTTCTAATAGCCCTTAGAGCCTCTGTAGAAGCCCTTTGGGCTCTGGCCACAGATGCTGCTACAGATATTGATATCTCTAGTGCTGACGGAACTACTGTTCCCAGAAGTCAGCGATACCGTCAGTTGCGAGAACAGATTGACGGAATGACCGATAGATACAATCAGCTTTGCAACATGCTTAATGTTGGTCTTAACCGTATCGAAATGTCCAAGATTCGCAGAGTATCCAAGACTACTAATCGTCTTGTACCTATCTTTGCTGATCGTGAATACGATGACTATGAGCTACCCACACGTCAGCTCCCTCCAATCGATATTCAGAATCCGGACGATTCCAATATTCCTTCTCCCATTTTCGGGGGTATGTGGGGATTATAAGTTATCTACAGTTAGAGGTAAACCACAGTGGGTAGAGTTGGCTGGAAAGGTGGACGCTTTAACGTAGATTACGAGACCTCTGAAATATACAAGGGTCTCAGGGATTGGCAGCGTTGGACTGGTGACAAGGTAAATTACTTCAGATTTTACTATGACCAGTCCAGCGTTGATCCTGTGTACGGAGAAGCCAGTTCTCCTTTAGGTAAGATATTCTTCGGACCTAATCTGGTCCCTGCTCTTCACGTCATTCACGTAGAGGGCGACAACCAAAATACTGACAAGGGTTTCTACTACAATGATGAACTTCATGTCACTATCTCATTCGACCAAGTCAATCGTCTTGGTATACGACCGGATAGTTTAACCACTAATACGCAGTCCTATCTAAAGGACAGAGTGGAATACCGTGGAAAGATTTATCGTGTAAGTAATATTCAGATCCTTGGTCAGATTCAAAGAAAGCCTATTATCGTTACCATTGACTGTACTCAGCTACAGCCGGACGAGATGGTGAACGACGTGCAGTTTGCACAATATGTAGGAAACATCAACAATATCAAGTCTCCTACAAACTATAGTCCGACAACAATAGATTCAATGAGTCTGCACAAAGAGTTGCAGCAGATTCTTCCTACACTCAGAGATCCAAATCCTACTTCTGGATATGGTTCTCATGGTTACGGAGATGACGATTATGGCGAGCCTCTTACTCCACTACATGGTTACGGGGAAGACGGCTATGGTGATCACGGGTACGGTGGAGTATGACAATAACATTGCCCACGCATGGGGAGCTGAATTGGGATACCACTCTCAATACTGCTCTTACTAGACTGGATTTTCAATCAACAAATCCTGACATATTTAATGTCAAGGATTACGGCGCCGTGGGCAATGGAACCACAGATGACACCCCGGCTATCCGCAGTGCTATAAGTGCTGCGGTGGCTTGGGCCATCTCCAGTGGAACCTTTGATGCCACTGTGTTCTTCCCCTCGGCTGTCTATCTTCTTTCTTCGGCTCCTGTCAAGGCAGGGTCTACTAAGGGAAATAGTCAGCTACCTCTTCCTCTTATCGCTACCACTGCCAATAAGGTAACTCTGCGATTCCATGGGCATGGGGACATATCTCTCCCTCACTGGCAGCAGACTTCTCCCCAGAAGAATGGCGTAATCCTGAAGAGTACATATCAGGAAGCTATGGATAACACTAATGGGGAGTGTTCCGTCCTTGGTGGTCCTACTCCCCAACAGGGTTATGCTCAGGGACTTACCACCCTATTCAACAATATGTGTGTAGTAATTGACGGAATTCAAATTCTTACCAAGGATGACCACACCAATGGCTACATTTGTGGATTTGATTTCCGTGGAATGGCAGAAGCTCATGTCATTGCAGGTAGCGTGTTTACTGATCAGGGTCCTCCAACTATTACACATCCTGGCGGTTCTGGCTATGAGTTTGGATTGGCTATGCCTTTCCCTGCCAATAATGCGTACTGTAAGATTGATGCTTTTGCAGTGGAAGGATTTACTTACGGAGCTTGGCTTACCGAGCATTGTATTGTTACGCAGATTACTGCTGTTTATTGTTTCGATGGGTTAGTAGCTATTGGTAGTTACCAGGGGTCTGGTTCTCCCCAGCACAATATGCTTGTTCTCTACGCATGTATTGAGGCTTGTACTAATGCGATTCTTCTCCAGACAACTACTCGTGTAACGGTACTTCAGCTTGATGTGGAGAATATTACTGGTCTTCATGTACGCGATGTAGATGGAACTCCTTCTGGTTATATCGGTCTTACTGGAATCATTAGCAGTCTTGCGGTAGATCCGACCAACGTAGAAGTCATCTATATTGACTCCCATCCGGGAGCTACCTCAGCTCCTTCTATTCCTTCCAGTACTGTAGCTTTCCGTAATCCTAAATTCCGTAAGGCTGCCATTTATCTTACTGGTGGAACTGTTTCCGCTGTGGCTATTGATGGTGCAACCACTGGACAAACTTCTGGACTCTTTATTCTTCCTTCTGGAAAGAACATCACACTCACCTATTCCGTAGCACCTACTTGGACCTGGACACTTCTATAAACTGAGAGCGACACTATGCCGATTACTGTACCTACTCGTGGGCAAGGCGACTGGGATGTTCCCCTTAATGCGGCCCTTAATACCTTACAAACAGAAATAGACACTGGAGATTTTAACTCCAGTGTCTATACAGATACGCAGATCGTTGCAGAAATTAATCGTGCTAATACTGCTTACCTTGCCAAGTTAAATAATCTCAGTGATATCAGCAACGCTCCAGCAGCAAGAACCAACCTAGGTTTGGGAAATTCCGCTACCAAGAATGTGGGAACTACCGCAGGAACTGTAGCAGCTGGGGATGACTCTAGACTTACTCACGCAGTTACCTCTGTAGCGGGCAGAATAGGGGATGTAACGCTCGTAGAGGCAGACATAGCAGGATTACCTGCCGACCTTGCTAGTAGGGCGTTAGACGCCAATGTCGTCCATTTGGCAGGAACAGAAACAATTACTGGAGCTAAGACATTCTCTATTGCTCCCACCGTTCCTTCCAACTCTTTTCCGGAAACAGCAGTGACGAATCTTGTTTCCGATCTAGCATCCAAGGCTGTGGATTCTACAGTAATTCATCTATCTGGAGCAGAGACCGTTCTTGGTCAGAAGACATTCAGCCAGCCTCCCATAGTTCCCACTGATGCTTTTCCTGAGACAGCTGTGGCTGGTCTAGTAAGCGACTTGGCCACTAAGGCTGTGGATACGACTGTTGTGCATCTTGCGGGTACTGAGACTATTACAGGTGCCAAGACTTTTAGCACTGCCCCTATAGTACCTAATAATTCTTTCTCCGAGGCTGCTATCTCAGGTCTTACCGCTGATCTGGCCGCGCGTCCTTTGGATACTGTAGTAGTTCATAATACTGGTGCTGAAAATATTGATGGGGTAAAGACCTTTACCTCTTCACCTGTTGTACCTAGTAACTCATTCCCCGAATCTGCAATTACCAATCTTACTTCTGATCTGGCTGCCAAGGTTCCCAACTCTCGTCAGGTTATTTCCGGAACCGGTCTAGCTGGTGGTGGGGATCTTACTGGGGACAGAACACTGTCTGTTCTCTACGGAACTACTTCGGGTACTGCTGCACAGGGAAATGATTCCAGAATTGTCAATGCTATTCAACCAGGAACTTTATTCCTTAATGTAAAGGATTATGGGGCCACCGGTAATGGAACGACTGTTGATAGTACAGCCTTCCAGAATGCTATTAATGCTGCCTCCACAGCGGGTGGGGGAACTGTATATGTTCCACAGGGGACCTACGTAATCAATGCTGTGTATCTGGCATCCAATGTAACCCTTGCTGGTGCTGGTATGGGCGCGACAGTTCTTCTGTTGAATCCTGCTGCTACTCCCGGTACTGATGCCATTGTTATTCGTGTAGCTAACGGAAGTGCAACAGCAGCTTCTTATGTAACAGTAAGAGACATGACTATTGACGGC